ACAGAGTAACAAACCAAGCGGCGGCAAGCATCGTCGCTATAATAAAACATAAACGATTATGAACAAACGTACCATTCCGGCTATCATCATAGCCACACTTGCGGCTGGTGCAACCGCCGCTGCACCCTATTATGATGTCAATATCACACAGCAGCTTTGCACACCGGCTTGCGTAGATGAGACACCCGTGTTCGCTCCGAAGTTCTCCGTCAAGAGCATTGCCAACGTAGGCACATCGCAGTATATCATCGTCATTCACGTTGAGGGTGTAATAAGCTACATCCCATGCAACTGCGGCTCGTGCTGCACACGCTCACAAGTGGTGTCGCAAGACTTCACCATACCTGTGTTCAGCGCCACAGCCATCAACTCGGCAACAATAACAGTAGGTACCGTACAGAACGGCATAGCACGCATATCTTGCTGCAACTGTTCCAAGACTTTCGTGTCCGACTGCCCCGTAACGCTCACCCTTGCAACTACATAAAGCCATGATAGTTCTGATAGCTATAGCCACCATGATAGCTGCCACGCTTGCCCAACACCTCGGACTGGCCGAAGCCATTGCCCGTGTTGTTGACAAGGTGGCATCATGCCCTCAGTGTTTCACTTTTTGGGTTACAATGTCGGCGTTGCTCTACCTCGGCCACGATGTCTACGCATCGGCGCTGTCGGCCATTGTGGTGGCATATCTGTCAAACTGGTTTGTGTTGTTGCTGCTTATTCTTCAACGAAAATTTACGAAACTCTATGAAAAAGAAAGACACACCACCGACCGCCTCGACCACTAAGGTAAAGGCAGAAAGCAAGCCCCAAGCGCAAACTTTCTTTCCAACGTTGCACATCTCTGCGCAAAAAACATTACTTATCCCACATTTTCGGGGCATCTGCCCTACATGTTAAACATATAAAGACTCAAACAAAATGAATTACAAACAGATGATTGAACAGGCTCGTGCCAATGGTATGGCTACCGAGAAGAAGATGTGGGCAGCAGTAGAAACTCTCTCTACCGATCTCCTTGCGCTGGAGCAGACCGACCCCAAACTCTATTGGCACATATTGCGCCGTCAGCACGCCGTTCTCTATGGACGACACTATTCTGAGAAGATGGCCAACCACGATGTTAATGCTCTTGTCTATAGCGGCATGTACGACGAGGAGGGTACGCCAACCGGCGGAGGTGCACATTGGACTCGTATCAAGGTAGACGAGCTGACTAAGGGTATGAAGTTTCACTCAAATGTCAACGCATGGGACAAATACGTCGCCTTCAATTCGATGTACGCCGACCTCTGCGCTTGCATGAACGAAGAGGAGATAATCAAAGCCGCCTACGCTTTCTACTTTTGTGATGACGACTGGCAGCCCTGCGAAGACGACTGCACTAAGGTGTGGGACTATAATGCCCTACACGCCACCCTCTAATTTTTTGAATTTTTACATTTGTATTCTTCAAAGCCACTTTGCGCTAATTACACAATTCGCAGAGTGGCTTCATTTGTATCTTCTCCTTATACGCTCCCCCACCATGTCCGCCCCACCAAATTAAAAACTCCTACATTTGCCTATGAAAGAAACCCGAAAATTATGACACAACGAAACATCAACCTAACACTGCCCCGATCATGGAACGAGTGCAGCACCGAGCAGTTGGAGCTCATTTCCCGCATAATGCTTGAGCAGATAGAGCGAGCCGACCGTTATCATCCCTTCGACATGCGCAACGTCAAGATAGCGTGCTTCTTTGTTCTTGCAGGCATAGAGATAGTGGAAGGCATAGACGAGTCGAAGCCTCTTGAGAAGCAACACTACACTTGCCGACTCTCCACCCCAAGCCGACGCAACCGTTTCTTCCGTCGCAAACAACAGGAGGAAGAAACCTTCCCCATCTACTTATGGCAGTTCAACTATTGGCTAACGCCTAAGCCGAAGACCGACGACCGCAACTCGGCTGAGTATCTTGCCTCCGGTGCCGGATTGCTCGACTGGCTCGACAACGAGCGTGGAGCTCACCTCTCTCGCTTTCCCTACCCTCTCCTTCGCCTACGCAACAAACGTGGTCTGCTACGTCGCAAGACCGACTATGAAGGTCCGGCGCAAGATATGGACGGCTTTTCATGGCAGCAGTATCGTTTTGCCTCCGATTTCATGGGACAATACACCTCGCTCGCCAACAACCTTGTCAAGATGAAGCAGATGGGTAAGTTCACGGCCGAGCAGATGGCACAGCAAGCCGACAGCGTAGACCAGGCACGTTCCATGTTCCTCGCCACCATCTTCAACCGTCGTATCGACTTCATCGACACCAACACCAACCTCAAGGTGCATGATTTCCACTACGACACCCATCAGTTCGACACCCAAGCCCCACTCTTCCGCCACTTCCCCGATCACCAATGGCAACCTATCCTCTTCTGGTGGACCGGCATGATGCACACCCTCTCACGGCGTTACCCCCATGTGTTCAAGGTGCAGAAGCTTGATCCTCGCAAGCGGCCGTCAACGCCCCTGGAGATATACACCGCCACCATCGCCACCATGCAGAAATATGCCTCGCTCACTGAAGATCAGGTGAACAATCAGAGCTATTCGCTTGTACTGGAACATCTGGAGCGACTGAGCAAGGAGAATGAGGAAATGGAAAAGATTAGGAAGACGTAGTAAAATATTAACGGAAATATAGAGTATGAAGAACGTAAAGATTTTTGCAAAGACCATCGAGGCGGAAGCAATGAAACAGATAGAAAACTTGACAACGAGCGAGGCTTACTGCGACTGCAAGATACGCATTATGCCTGACTGTCATGCGGGTAAAGGATGCACAATAGGTACGGTAATTCAGACTGCCGGCAAGGTTGTACCTAATACCGTAGGCGTGGATATTGGCTGTGGTATGTTGGTATTCAAGTTCGCTGAGAAGGATATAAACCTTTCGCTTCTCGACCGAATCATCAATGAGTCGGTGCCGAGCGGATTTGACGTTCACGAAAAGTCCAAGCTAAAAGATTGTAGTTCGCTTCCGCTTACGTCACATCTTTTGCTCGATTTGCACAAAAGGACACAAGGTTGCTTCGATCCCGACTATATCGGACGCTCGCTTGGCATCCTCGGTGGCGGCAATCACTTCATCGAGCTGGACGAGGACGAGCAGGGCTGTAAGTATCTTGTGATACATTCGGGCAGTCGCAATCTCGGAGTTAAGGTGTGCAACTTTTTCCAACACTTAGCCAAGAAGAATGTGAATCGATACGAGGAGCGCAAGCGCATCATCGAAGACTTAAAGAAGTACGGCTTAGAGAGGGAGATTAACAATATGTTGCGTCGTTTTGGCACCGTGCCTCCCGGTCTCGCCTATCTTGAGGGAGAAGACCTCAACGCCTACAATTTCGCTGCGAACGTCTGTCAGTATTTTGCCGACGACAACAGATGGAATATAGCAATGCCTATAATCCATGGGCTTCAATTATCGGTTGTGGATTTCTTTACCACCAGGCATAACTATTTCGACATACACTCAGGCATCATCCGAAAAGGAGCCGTGAGTGCCGAAAATGGCGAACAGCTTATCATCCCACTTAATATGCGCGATGGTTCGTTGATATGTCGCGGCAAGGGCAACGACGACTGGCTTCAGTCGGCTCCGCACGGTGCAGGTAGACTAATGTCGCGCTCGGCGGCCAAGAAGCAGCTCAGCATGAAGGAATACCGACAGCAGATGCACGACATTTACTCCACATCGGTATGCGAGTCAACAATCGACGAGTCGCCAATGGCGTACAAGCCTGCCGAAGAGATAGAATCGCTTATAGGCGACACTGTGGACGTGGTGAGGAGAATCAAACCGATATACAACTTCAAAGCGAAATAATACAACAATATACTGTGTTATCGTAAGTATTAACGAAAATATAGAGGACAATGAAAAAAGAGGAAATAAAGCAGTTGGTGGATGTAATGCAGGCGTATGTAAATGGCAAAACTATCCAATATTACAAAGTTGACCTTAGCTTTAAGATTGAACATCCAGGAAAGCCTAATTTCAACTGTAAATGGGTAGATGTGGATGAAGGACATCATTTTAGACCTGATTGTTACGACTACCGTATCAAGCCCAAACCCAAGTACCGCCCGTTTAAAAATGTAGACGAGTGCTGGCAGGAAATGCTGAAGCACCAACCATTCGGATGGATTAAGAGCAAGACAGGAGGCCATTATTCTATGGTCACGGTAGTAGGTGCTGATGAAAAAATGAAGAGTATTGCGATAAGTGGCAGACATATTTGGCCTTTCGATGAAACACTGAGCAACTACACCTTCGCCGATGGCACTCCTTTCGGCATCAAGGAGGAACACTAAAGGTTCTCACATCGAATTTAACGGATTCAACGGATTCTTGTTTGTCATCGAATGACGCAAAACTAACGAAGACGAAGATAATTCGTGAAATTCGTAAAATTCGATGACGATAATATTAACAACATAAAAGGATTTGCAGAGATTATGAAAGCATGTTCAAAAAATAAGGTACTTGCTGCCATCTGCAACCGTCATGGCATCAACCTCTATCACCATCAGCTCGACGGAGCTTCGTGGCAGATTTGCGCTGGAGGCTATGTTGTGAACGGATATTCAGACGGTCGCTCTGTGCATCGGTTATTGTCTAAAATGAGTGGTGTGCTTGTTTTACTATTGAAATACGGCAATCTTCGGCCGTGGCATATTTTCGGTTACGAGCGTAATATCACATGGCGCAGGGAAATTCATGCGATTATGCCTATAGCCGAGCCTTTGTGCGATAAAGGCAGAAAGGTTTATACCTATTATGACAAAGAATATGATGAGTGGTTACAAGCATATTACGACTTAAAAAATTCATAAGGGAAAGAGATTATTAACAACATAACGGATTTATAGAGAATTATGCGAACGATTAAGTTTAAGGGCATCTGGTTTGAAGATGGTAGTTGGGTACACGGTGCATTGGTGCGCAAGGTTCAGCATTGGCGTTCTTGCATAGACGGTCATGTGACCCATGTAGAGAACTACGACTATATCGTCAATCAAGACGAAATTGACAACTTGAAATATCATCAGGTTCATCCCTCTTCGATCTGCCAGTTCACGGGATTAACCGACAAGAATGGCAAGGAGATTTACGAGGGTGACGTGTTGCGGTCGGACAGTTATCCGTACAGCTGCCTTGAAGACAACGAGCGCGACAACTACTATGCCGTAGTGTATTACTGCGAGGAGGGAGCTTTCTTTGGTATAGTGACGGCAGTGGATCCCGACTCTAAAGTATGCGGTATTTCTGACGGCATTGGTGATTATGTCCAGAAAGAGAAAATGAAGAACTTTGAGGTTGTTGGCAATATCCACGAAGAGAAGTGGCAACAATACGGCGAATACTTTAAGACTGAAGAAGGAAAGGAGGCCGACAATGATTAATGTAGAAGACCTTAGAATAGGCGACATTGTGCAGACAAACAAAGACTGCATGTTTCCGAAAGACACCTTGTGCATCGTTACCGAAATCCATCCCGACCGACAGCATAATGACAAGAAGGGAGTCGTCAGTCTGAAGGCTGTCAACGACGAAGACGACGGTCCCTGGGGGACATGGTGCTGCAACATCGATGGCGTGCCCATCACGCCCGAAATACTTAAAAAGAACGGTTTTAAAGAAGAGATTGTTGGCAAATATTCTTCAAAGCCTCTTGATAACGAGGAGTATATTTTTGCGAGATATTTGGCAGTAGAGCGGAAAAGTGGTAATTGGGTCGTTTTCATTAAGTATCGTCGTTTGCACGAAAATGCGTTGTTACGAAAAATTCAACACGTCCATGAGCTCCAACATATTCTTTGGGTGCTGGGCTTGGATGCAGAACTAAAATTATAAACGAGACATGAAATTTGGTATTCTTGATTTTATGATGGCATCGCTTCAGGTAGCCTTCATCGTAATGAAACTTTGCGGAGCAATCAGTTGGTCGTGGTGGTTAGTTATGCTGCCCATTCTCTTGATTGTAGTGTTTAACGTTCTCGTACTTCTTCTTTTCGTTTGTATAAAGTCGTATAAGTCGCATCAACTCTTCATGCAGTATGGCACCGACCATAAGCTGGCTATTCGCTTGAAAAAGATGCAGCAGGAAAGGGAGAAGTTGGAGCGAGAAATGTCACAGTCTACCACAACGAAACAATGACCCACCTCTACATTTCCGTGCATCCCGTTAGCCATCGACGCGAATGGCGAGGATGGGGGGGGTAGTTTATCGCCCGCCCTTCGAGCCACTGACTACAAATGCCCACATTGCATAATGATTGAATATGACTAAGAAGCATCCATTCGACGATTTTCATCAGCGCATCCATTGGAGCGGAACCTGTATCGGAACCATAACTCAACAATGGGGTAATCCTGCGCCTCGCCACGGATGGAGATTAATTATTGAATATGACTGACCCTCACTACAAGCGCGGCACTATCAGCAAGGATGGCAAGTTGTATGGCCGCTATCCCGACGGCTCGCTCTACCGCATCTACTCTACCACCGACCGACCGTTCCTTCAGTTGGTGGACCGAGAGGGCGAGACGTTCCTTCGCATACGCCAAGCCACCGAGCTGGGCTATACCGACTGTCCCTGCCCGGGAGCTGCCGACCTAAGTTATCCGTCCTCGGCTTTGAGGCGCAGTCGCACAGTCGGGGGGTAAGCTCGTAAACGCACTGACCGCTGCAAGTGGCGGAATTTGCGTGTTTGTTGAATTATAAATTAAAGGAGAAATGAATTATGAGTTACAATACAACGAAGATAACCGTATTTAACGACGAAAAGGAAAAAGATGAAGACGTAGAACTCTTCTACTCTACCATTACCGACAACGTAGGCATCACCTGTGGAGAGCAAAACGTATTTCTTACCGAAGACCAATTCAAGGCTTTGGCTTACCTTATGAGGAGATGTTTCTATACAAGAGACATGTTGGATAAAATGCAGGTAGCCATCGATCGTTGCAAGTGTCCTTATAACGTCTTTTCTTCTCACTACGAAAATATTTGGGAATTGGAGGTTGAGAAGGATTGATATGACTAATATTGACTTTTATCAATATCCTCGTGGCAATAACGATGGAGGCAAATTAGGCACAGACGTTTGCCCGACCGTAACAATCAATTCGTGGCCGCAAAATGTATTTCTGATTGAAGAATATGAATGAAATAAAGATAGACTTCCACGTCCCTTCCGTAGCAGGAATCTACTGGAATGCGTCGCCCGATTTCCAAAGGCCACCGTTGGGAGGATTAAGCCGATGTATCAGGACTGATAATCATGCTCCAGGAATTTTAATAGAATACAAATAACATCAACCCCTTATACAAAACAACAATATAATCATGGATAAAAAGAAAATGTGACAAACGGAAACAGTGTTTGGGGAGACTTCAAACATTGGCACAAAGGATTCAGTCGCTCTAAGGCTGCAAAATATAGAGGAAAGGATCGAGAATTTCTTGAGATTTTACGAAAGGAGTTAAGTATTATAAACAATAAGATTATGAGGAAAAACGATTGCTTGCCTAACGTGATATTCATGTCACCGAAGACTTCTGAGTTGATAGAAAGTCTGACAACAGAAGATGAAGTTTTGTTTGAGACCGAAGCAAATGGTATAAGCGTCAAAAATGCGTCCTTGTCCGATTCCGACATGGACAATACATTCGAATATCGCAACATTGTTCAACTGTGGCATCCTGCCAGAGAGAAACCACATTGCATAGGATCGCTTCTCTGTTGGCGCCTCGGTGGTACATTCTTCGTGCATGAACATTATGATCATAACGAACAGAATTGGCGAATGTTTATCAGCGAATACGAAGTACAGCGTTATTGTTATATTGGCAACTTGGAACCGACTTGTTCTTTTGATTGAGGAATATGACTAACATAAAACCCTTAAATGTCTGTATAGGAGTAGCAGTAGCACTGAATACAAGATACGAGCAACTTTGCATTGAGCATTAGATGTTACTCGCCCACTTTCCGAGGACAGGCGTAATGATTGAATACAAATAACAACAATATGATCACAAAACTCAATTTCACCGACCGCACCATCAAGAGCTATGCCATCCGCAAGCTCACACCCAAGGAGTGTTTTCGTCTGATGGGCGTTCGCGACAATGTAATCAGTACGATGCAGAGCAGCAATGCCCAGGCAGCCGAGCGAGTGCTCGATTGGAAGGGCAAGGGCAACCCCGAAGACATGGCTATATCAGCGTCACAGCAGTACAAACAAGCCGGAAACAGCATCGTGGTGGATGTGTTGGCCCATATCTACGAGCAGTTGTTCTATCCGAAGCCGAATCAGCGCAAATTCAGGCAACTCTCGCTCTTCACCGACACCGGCGACTATCTGCCCGACATGCCGAAGAACTTAGCTAACTCTGGTAAGGAAAAGATTTTCCTTACCACGTTCTCCGGCTACGACTCGCAGCTCATGGCAGCCGACTTACTAAAGTCTTGGCACCCCGATTTTCGTTGGACGTGCGTAGGATGGAGCGACATCGACAAATACGCCTGTCAGATGCACAACCTCGTCTTTCCTCAGTTTGCCGACTGCGCCTTGGGCGACATCACCAAGATTGACTGGCACGAAGTAAAACGCTCACTCGAAGGTCGCGAAGTGGACCTCTTCACCTATTCCTCGCCCTGTCAGGACATCAGTCAGGCTGGCAAGCAGATGGGCTTGCAGGAGGGCAGCGACACCCGAAGCGCACTGCTTTGGCGAGTGGCAGATGCCGTGGAGGTGCTTCGCCCGAAGTATCTCTTGCAGGAGAACGTGGCGGCACTGGTAAGCCAGAAATTCATGCCCGACTTTCAGAAGTGGCTCGACAAACTCTCGTCGCTCGGCTATGTGAGCCGTTGGGCGCGACTCAACGCCAAGAACTATGGTGTGCCACAAAACCGCGATCGTGTGTTCTGCATTTCCATGCGCAAAGACGTAGCCTTCGACTATCAGTTCCCCGAACCATTCGAGCTGAAAACTCGACTTGAAGACGTGCTCGAAAAGGAAGTGGCCGACCGCTATTTCCTAAAAGACGATGCCGTGAGCAAGTTCCTCAAGGCAAACGACTCTGACAACGCCCTATTCCTTCAGTTTGATTTGCCACCAACACACGAGGCTGCAATGTTCTTGAAAACATGGCTTACGTTGTGGATGCAAGCAACTGATGGTTGGAAAATGAAACCTATAAGTCTTCATCTCGCCTTTTATTCGGCAAAGCAGAAAATGGAGCTATCTTATTCCGTGTTCACGGATAAGGGAGTGGCTGCGTTACGCGATGAGTTTCAACGGCTGTTCAAGGAGAATATGGAGAGGAAGAAGGATGCGAACTGACAAACCACCCGACCGTGTAATTCGCATCATAGCTGATATGATAGGTGGGGGAGATTGCTTACCTGCCCTGCCTCGATGTTCAGCGCAGAACGTTTCAACGGAGCATTTCACGGAATAGCAATAACTATAATGTCGCGCACCGATTGTAGCGACGTATTCTTTGTAGCAGTAGAATTATGAAACAACCCTCGCCCATCGTCCTCGGCTCCTACAGCCCTTCGCAGAACGGCATCATTGTGTCACCATATGGCATAGCTCTGTGTATTGCTGGGGGAGGTAAGGGGCACGACGTGGATAAACCGAAAATATTGATAGAGTATGATTGACTTTTCCGTCCTCGTCCACTACCGCACCGAGGAAGCAAAAGCCTTCCGCCGTGAGCATGGCGACCGGGGAGGGTGTAAATACGGCGATAAGTATCACCGCCCCAGTCCGTGGCCGTGGTGCAATTCGATAACAACAGTAACAAAAGACAATCTATTATGCTTAACATTCATCTGATACACGAAGCCCGAACCGAACACGCAAAGGCCGTGCGTCGCAGAACCGGCACTAACGATTTTCGTGATAAGGAATGGCATCTGCGTAAAGGATGTCTGATGCAATGTATAGGTACGTTTCTCACCACAGACAATCTGATAGTGTTATGTTACGAATAAGTATAGTTGCTCTCCGTGGTCGCCCTTTGAATGGTGATAACTGCATCAATATTCAGCGCATGGAAATAAATGGGGGGGTACAACAAATGCGCTTACGTCAGTAGGCAAGGATAATATGGTGTATATACAATATGAATAGACAAATTCCTTTCGTGCAACGTTTTGCACAGCTCTGTCCTCGTCGGGGGTACTCCATCGCCTATCTGCACGCTACGACGGATGGGCAGGTCTTTATGACGAGCACGGACAGCACACTATTATATTAATAGAATATGATTGAGAAAGCATACATCGGATGGGTACGCAGCGGCAAGGATGGCAAAGGACTTGTAAAGAGTCGCCCACGTAAGCAAATAGCCAATGCTGTGACGACGTCGCCACCAGGCAGTTTTGCCGACCCTCGTGACGGACTTGGCAATACAACACCGTATGTGATATATGAGTTTGAATAATAACAAAGGACACCGGACGGAATCTGATCGGACTCCGAATGGAATCCGATTGGACGGCGAACGAAATCCAATTGGACTCCGTACGGAATCCAATTGGAAACCGAACGGACCCTGCCCTGCGGACTTTACAATACGACATTGTATGTAGTATATGAGTTTAAATAAACCAAAACGAATAAATTATGAGTAAAGAGTTTAAGAGCACAGAAGAAGCTATCATTTTGCGTTTGGGCCAGATGGTGAAGGAGAACGTGGAGCTGGAGCAGCGTGTGCATCAGCTTATGGACGATTACAATGATGTGGTCCATCAGCTGCACGGAGCAGAAAAGCGTAAGGAAGAAGACCCTACGAGGCAAACGCTCAGTGAGATGCGCCAGATGCGCGACCATTGCGACAAGTTGGAGATCGAAAACAAAGATTTGAAGAAGACTTTAACAGTAATTGGTTCCTTTATGGAGAATAACAATCTCTGTATGGGTTACGTAGTATCATGCCCTTATCATACCGGGCACCCCGTCGTGGATTCTCCGTCCTGCCGGGAGTGTGATTCATATCTAACCACTTTATGTGGCTTCGGTGTGATCTGCAGAAAGAAACTTTCAGATGCAAAGATTAGTTTCACTCGCGCCTAAGATTCTTGATGGAGCACTTACTGACGTCGCCCTTTCTCCATTTCTTTCCAATATTGCAAAGATTGGAAAGAATGGAGTTCTCACTTTGAAACCGCGTATTCTGAGTATTCTGCGGTCAAAAACAATATTTCATTTATGATACAACATCAGCATTGGGAAGATTCTATTCGCATACTCGTCACCGATGAGCAGCATCATGCCAGCGTGCAGGCGTTCATTCCGAACCTCATTGAAGATAAGCCTTTGGATGGCGAGGCAGACGCTCTCATTTATTCGCTGTGGGTGGAAGAAGCGTACCGTGGTTGCGAGGTGGCAAAGCACTTAATGGAGACCGTCGAAAGGGAATTGAAGTACTGCGGCGTAAAAACCGTCGCAATATCGTGGGATGGACGCGACTCTCCCCAGTGGGTGTTACATTGGTATGAAAGATTAGGCTACGAGGAAAAAGCGTTCGACTATCGCTGCTGTACGCTTCTCAAACATCTGTAGAAAGAAATAATAGTAAAACAACAAATACAACAAACAAATGAAAACAAAGAACATTGTCATGGCATCCATTTTACTTATGGCTGCCATTGTGATTGGCTCGCTGGTAGCCACTTACTTTAGTTACAACAATCGCGAAATTACCCTTCGTCAGCAGGCGGAGGCACAGCGCGGAAAGATTGAGGGTGTACACGACAAGATGTGGAAAATTATTCAGCAGAAGGTGCAGGTTACGGACGAATATAAGCAGACTTTCGAGAAGATTTATCCGCAGCTTATCTCTGGTCGCTATCAGAACGACAAGGGTACGATGATGAAGTGGATTAAGGAGAGCAACCCCAACTTCGATGTGTCTCTCTACCGTGACCTTATGCAGGCCATCGAGATACAGCGCACCGAGTTCCAGACTTCGCAGGAACGTATGCTTGACATAATTCGTGAGCATGAAACGCTCACTCGCACCTATCCTGCCCGATGGTTTGTGTCTAACACCATGCCTATCGAGTATAAGGTTATTTCGTCGTCGCGCTCCAAGGAAGTGATGACGGTGGGCGAAGACAACGACGTGGATCTGTTCGGCAAGGATAAAAAGGAATAGCTTATGGAACTACTCGTTTTTCTCATACCCTTCTTTGTGTCGGCCGTGTTGTTGTCGCTTTTCCGCAAGCAGACGACATGGTGGGAGCACGCCATACTTATCATCCCCTCGCTCCTTGTGGGCGTAGCGATGATATGGGCGTTTGAGCGCGTAGAGTCGAGCGATACAGAATACTTAGGCAGCTACGTCACGAAGATACGCTATTACGAGCCGTGGAATGAACAGAAGGAGCATACAGAAATCTACACCGACGACAAAGGCGAGAGTCACACCCGAACCTATTACACCATGGTAAACCACCCCGAACGTTGGACCTACTACGATCATTCGGGACGTGAGCGAAAGTGTTCCAATGAAGACTTTTCGGCTATGAAGCGTCGTTTGTCGGTGGCTTCGGTGTTTGTGGATATGCACCGCCACTATTACACCCGTGATGGCGATGCGTATGAATACCGATGGAACGGTCAACCCGCTACGCTCTATTCCGTTACCCGTGAACATGAATACGAGAACAAGGTGAAGGCTTCGCGCTCGGTGTTTAAGTTTGAGGACATCAGCGAAAAGGAGGCTCGCCGACTTGGTTTGCACGACTATCCCAAGATACGTTTTGCGACCAGTCGCCTATCATCGGAGCAAAGTTCTCTGCCCGTCAGGAGCGAGCAATCCGTGTGCTCAACGCCCGATACGGACCGAAAAAGGAGTTTCGCCTTTACCTTCTCTTCTACCGCAACAAGCCGCTATCCATTGCCAACCGTCAACGCTCTTACTGGCAGGGAGGCAACAAGAACGAACTTGTGGTGTGCGTAGGTCTTGACAGCCGTAACCGCGTGATGTGGAGCGATGCCTTCTCATGGTGCGACTCGCCCGTGCTTGCCGTAAAGAGCCGCGACTGGTTTATGTCACACCGGCTTGATCTCTGCGCCTTTGCCGCCTATATAGAGCCTATCGTACAGAAGGAATGGAAGCGTAAGAATTTCTCCGACTTCAAGTATCTCTTGGTAGAACTGAGCGACAAACAATATTGGGGCATTATCATCATCATGCTCTTGCTCAACATTGGATTGAGCGCATGGGTAGTAACCAACAATTATAAAAATCAGTATTAACATTTAAAAAACAAAACGACAATTATGGAAACAGTAATTTCAGTACTTATCATCGTTTTAGTAATCATGCTCATTTGTTTCTTTTCGTCTTTGATCGACCATTTCTTAGGAAAGCGCAAGGAACAGACCTTTGAGAAGTATTTTCGCCGCGTAGAGCAACATGTGGGCGTTTGGACTGACATGCACAAAGTCGGCCCGTGGTATCTGGTGGTGTTCACGACTAATTCATCCTACCCTATCTGGATTTCCAACAACAATATCCGCAGTGTACACCCAGACGCTCTGCATCGCAAGATTATCATCAAGCAGTTCAATGGCGAAGATATGGTGATTGAGAACGTGGAGAACTATGAGTTGTGCTCGGCAAACGAAATGTGCGACTACGACATGTAGGCGGACACGACTAACATCATACTTTGACTGGATGTTTCATTCTTAATTTTAACTTAGGCATGGTCCTGTTGTCCGTGAGGAATGCAGGGCCTTTTGTTTATCCCCTCCCCTAACCATGTCTACTCCTTCTCCACGTCTTTCCTTATCTTTGCGCTATAACATTTAACAACACACACATTCATCACAATGACAACAGTTAGCAATATCAGCGAGCTCCAACAGCGTAGTGAGGAGCTCCAGTCGCAAGGCTACGAGGCCGTTCTGCCTGGCGCGTTCTGTGCGCCCAAGCAGGGAGGCAACGTGTTTTCGTGGGGCGAGTACGTTCACCAGAAACTCACGGCTTCGGCCACCATGACCGGAGCGGAAGGCAATGCGGCAAGACGGGAGATCTCCGCCGTATTCGGTTCGTCGGGCGGCGAGAACAAAGCCAAGCCCGAAGGTGTGGGTACGCCTGGACTGGGATTTATGGAGTGGGGCGTGGGCAACCGACTGCCCAACCTCGTGTATCTGCTTTCCAAAATGTCGCCCTTTCCGGCAGCGGGAGTGGATTTCGTGAAGAAGATTCTCGTTGGTCGCGGACCATGTGCCAAGTATCACTATACGCAGTACGTTGGTGGCAACATCACCGAGAAGTCTATCCCCTTCCCCTCGGCTGGCACTCTGCTCCGCGGACAGATAGCCGACCTCAAGGCTAAGGAAGACCAACTCTCACAATCGGATAACCAACTCTCACAATTGGATAATCAATTCTTAAAATCGGAGACCAATTCTGAGAGTGAAGACAGCGAAGAGATGAAGTCACTCAAGGCAGCACTGGCAGAATGGGAACGCACCAATGAGGAGCTGCAAGAGTTTATCGAGAACAACGGCCTCATGCGCACCTATCTTGAGATGGCAGGCGATATGTCGCTCATGTCGCAATGTTTCTGCGAGCTGCAGCTCAACCAACGTCAGTTGGACGAGAACGGCCGACCCGTGCCCACATCACAGTGGAACCCGAAGATTGTCGGCATAAAACCTCGCTCGGTGTTCACCACCCGACTGGAACGCATGGACAGTCAGTATCGCATCAACTATGCCTACCTCTCTAACCAGTGGCTCGACTCCACCCAGACGCTCACCGAAGCCGACCGTCGCATTGCTGCCGTGCCTTATCTCGCAGCCGACACAGCCGTCTCAGACCTCAAACGCCATGTGCGCGAGGCACGTCAGCAACGTGTGAGCCGCAAGAACCGCCCCACACGCTTCATCATGTCGCCGCGCGACTTCGGAGGTCCCTACTATGCCGATGCCCTTTGGCACAGCATCTTTGCCGGAAGCATCTTTGAGTATGCCTTCACCATTGTTGACGATCGTCTCACTCGTAAGCGCAACAGCAATATTATCGGTCGCGTTATTTACATCCATCAGGAATACCTCAAGCAGCTCTACACTCAGCAGGGCGAGAACAAGAGCAAGACGATGGCACAGATACAGCAGGAGGTGTTCACTGACATCAATCGTTGGCTGTCTAATCCCGACAACGCAGGTCAGGCTCTTATCTCTGCCGTGTTCACTGGCTTGGACGGCAAGGAGCACAAGGCTTGGGAGATTGTGGAGATTGAGAGCAAAGCCAACTCGCAAGCGCAAGCCGAGAAGACCGAGCTTCAGGAAATATCATCTATCATCTTCTTTGCCATGGGTTTGGACTCGAAGCTCATCGGCAACACCCCAGGCGACGCTACATCATCGGGTGGCACCGACCTCCGCGAGCGTTTCCTCGTAAAGCAAATCCAGTTTGCCCCATTGCAGCAGCTCATGCTCCGTCCGTTGGAGGTGATAAGCAAATTCAATGATTGGGACCCGCACCTGGTGTGGCAGATTGACCGCGAAGTGCTCACCACACTGGATAACTCGAAAACGGGGGTGACGATGCAGGAATAGTAACGAACAAATGATATAGAGCATGATAGAACTGAATAAGATATATAATGAAGACTGCCTCGAAGGAATGAAAAGGATTCCGGACGGGAGCGTGGATTGCATTGTGTGCGATTTGCCGTATGGCACGACAGTATGCAAATGGGATTCCATTATTCCGTTTGAACCCTTATGGGAACAATATCTACGAGTAGCAAAAGAAAATGCGGCTATAGTGTTGTTTTCCGGAGAACCTTTTACGAGTAAACTGATTTTGTCAAACATTAAATTATATCGTCAGAAACTTACATGGTTGAAAACAAGGCCAACCAATGTGATGAACGCAAAGAAACAGTTTATGAATTGGACTGAAGATATTTGCGTGTTCTATCGTTCTTTACCAACTTATAACCCTCAAATGAGAACGGACGGACAATTTTCTGGCAAGATAGTTCAACACTTGAATGAAAGCAGAAAAAATGGAGTTCACAATGGCTACCAGGAAAAAGAAGGATATATACATGAAGGAAATGGAGGTTTATTCTATCCAAAGACCGTTTTGGAATATTCTAATGCTCATCAGAGCCAAGAGAACCACTTCCACCCTACCCAAAAGCCTGTCGCTCTCATTCAGTATCTCATCCGCACTTACTCCAACGAGGGCGACACCATATTAGACAACTGTATGGGCAGCGGCACCACCGCCATTGCTTGTATAAAAGAGAAGCGCAACTTCATCGGCTTTGAGCTCAACAAGGAGTATTACGACAAGGCTTGCAAGCGCATCAAGTTGGAGCAAGCGCAACTCACGCTGTTCTGACAACTCAAAAATGGATAAATCCTAATCGGCTTGCCGATAATTCAAAATTCAAAAATCAAAATTCGCATGATACTATCAACTATCAAGGAACTACGGCTCCACATTCCCAGCAACGCCATCGACGAGATAAGTTCTCTTCAAGGCATACTCGACAACAGCGAGAAAGATTTTCTGCGCGACAAGTTGGGTGACTCGCTCTACCACCGATTATGCGAGTATTATCAGACCGTTTCGCCCGACGACTTCTATATGGCAGTCAGCAACGGCGAGCACACTCAGCAGCCCTGGATGCAACTCCTGCTTATGGCACAGCGCATGGTAACATACGATGCCATGTCGCGCTTCGCCTACACACAGGCTCTCTCTATCAACGGCACTGGCATCAACGTGGCTTCAAGTGACGACTACGGCACGGCATCCAAAGACCTGCTTGACAAGGGTGTGCAGGGCTATAAGCGCGAGGCAATGGTTTCGCTCAATCAGATGCTCGTAATGCTCGAAGGTTGGGCACGCAAAATGGCTACACCCGCAGCCATTGCCGAAGCCGACTCCACCGACCCACCGACCACCGAGCCAAAGGACGAGCAGCATAAGGCCATTGAGGAGATAAGCCTATTGTGGCAGGAGAGTCAGTACTACTACGCCCACCACGACCTCCTCATTGCTACATGTGCCGACCTTCAGCAATACCTCGACATCTACGAGAGTCGTGAGAAGTTCATCCGTCTTCTGCCCGACCTTCACTTCATTCAAGACGAATACATCAGTGAGGCTATTGGCGAAGACACGGTGCAGCGTCTGCTCCACACCGACAATCCCAACGACAAGCCTCTCCTTCGCAAGGTACGTCGCCTGATGGTGGCCCACCTCGAAGAGCGCACAACAATTCTCACTATTGACAAGGCACGCCGAGCCGCTGCCCACAACGAAGCCATCGCCTTACGCTCCTCGGTGCTCCGGCTCATGGAAATGCGCAAGGCAGCGGACGCTGCCAACACTACCCCCGACAATCCCTCAACCAACACCACCGACTCAACAAGCAAAGGCTACGAGAACAACCTGCCAGACAGCAAGATATTCGTGTCGCCACTGCTGTATTAGTATTTCCAAGGCTTATAAAGGCCCAGTAAGGCTCAGTAAGGCCCATTATAAAAGCAACATTATGGAAGAAATAATCCGCATTCTAACCCCTGCCCTTACCGCCCGTATGCTCACCTCCGATCAGCGTGAAGCCTTCGAGCGTGGTCTTACTCTTCTTGAGCAGAACCCACGGGCAATGTCGTTCGTAAAGGAGAGCCGACGTTTCCGCGACTATCATCGTCGTGTGCGCCAGCTCCTCACCTATCTGCAAACCATGCAGACCTCTTGCACAGAGATAAAGCGTCACGTCGGTCGCCCCACCAAGGAGGAACAGGCTCTCTATGCCGAGCAGCAGAAGGAGAAGGCTCTTGAGGAAGCGCGTCGCTCGCTCTTCCCCGACCTGCAACCCGACCTCACCTTGCAGCCTCTCACCTACGGCGGCATCGTGGCCAACCCCAACGGCGAGACCATAGCGTCCACCATGCCCAACCTCATGCAGCTCCGACCGTTCCTCTCCGTCAGACTGCAAGAGCAAGTCAACACCGTGCGCTCCTTGCGCAACGAGATGGCAGCAAAGTCTGAGCAAGCCAAGACCATGGTCGAAGCCAATGAGAAGGCTGGCAGACCTATCTACACGGAAGAAGAGATTGCCCTTCTCGCCACCCGTGCCGTAAAGATAGAAAGCGACATCCTCCCTCGTATCTACATCAACGTAGACCGTGAGATTGGCGAGGCATACCTTCGCCTATCCCCACGCACCGGCGACCCCGAATACATCGCCCGAATAGAGCAGGCGTGCAACGTCCCACCGCAGAACTTACGCGCCCAGTTCCGTCCTTTTTATGACAAGGCACTCGCCCGTGACCCTCTCTTCGCCCAGTCGGTAGCCGACAAGATAGCCAACGACCGCCCCGAGGTGAAAGCCGCTCGTGACGCAGCAGCCAAACACAAAGCCGAAGCCGACGCTCTCATCAAGTACATTTTGCGAAAGGACAAGCCTTCGACCCAAACCCGTGCAAAAGGCCTTGCCGACCGCATCGCCCAACTCCGCAAAGACTACGCCGACATTGTGACCGAAGACGAACTGAAAGGCTACGAGGCTATTCTTGAGAAAGTAAAAGAAGAAATGAAATGACACCATTCGAGATATTAAAGACTATTTGCACCCATGCCTGCCACGACCGCCACGCTTGCGCCGAGGGCTATCGTGCCATGCTCGCCACCGAAAATATCAGTCAGCTCATGGCTGTGTGGCGTAATAACTGGGAAGACCTCGTAGAGAGCAAGTATGCCGACATCATCAACGAGCAGCTTCCTGCCATCTATCCTTCATTGAAGGAAGAAATGAACGCCGCCGGCATCTACGTCAACGAATGTCCGAAGACAGCACCAGAGTTTGTGTTTGTCCTCGTTACTGACTATGACACTATCGTTGACATCAACGACTATGCCCGCTGCTACATCTTGGGCAAAGCCTACGTCCGTGCATGGGATCACAGTCAGTTGTATAGCGACCGTTGCGACCAAGCCCTAATCGAAATCCACGACCATGCCTATGGCCATGTGAGCAAAGGTTGGGTTGCAGCCTACACAGCTGCCCGACTATGGACCACCGCCGATGCCGTGCTCAATGGCAGCGTGACGTGCGAGGCACACGGAGGCACAGTTAGAGCTCGCTCCTACCGCAAGCTCGAAGCCTACGGTGACACAAAGGTATATGCCGCATCAGAACGAAACATCACACTCTACGGCAACGCCAAAATAATAGTATAACACTTAAAGCCCAGCAAGGCTCAGTAAGGCTTATTAAAAAAATCAACATGAACAGCAAACTAACCATTCTTGCCGACGGCAAGCCCCTCGCCCTGAAGGAAGACGCATCCATCAGCATCGAGTTGAGCAATCCCTTGTTCAACGACGTTGATATGTTCTCCTATCCCGTAGAGCTGCCCTTGGAAGGCAACCGTCATTTCTTGAAGAACGTGGATGATGTCAGCTCCGACATTCGCCCCGTCAGCTACGAGCACACACCTATGCAGATCGTCGCCGACGGCGTACCCTTCGCCTCCGGCACAGCCATCATCCAGGAAGATGAACGCTTAGAAGACTCACTCTCACTCAACATCGACGCATCCACACAGTCATTCTCCGACCTCATTAGCGACCTCAAGTGCAACGAGGTGCCTATACCTTCTAAATATAAGGACCAGCTCTTGATAGGCGAGAAGATTGATGAAGTGAATGTTAGCGTGTCGTATAACACTGAGGTGGTTATTAAATACGAAGGTAAGAAAGGTAACAAGAAGTATGGTTCGGTGGGCAAATCTGGCACTCACGCTACCTTCTCTCCCCAGGCCCTCGGTTTCTCTTATCCTGCTCAGTGCAAGGAGGCAGGCGACAAGCACGCGGCTGTATTGAAGAAGATATACACCTATCCGAACAGTAACGAAGTGAATGTGCCCGACGTTCTTACGTCATACATCAACGTGAGCGACCCCTACCCCATCAAGCCGTTCTGCAATGCCCGTGTGTGCTACAAGCATTACGATCTTGCCGAAGACGGCTCAACGTCAGACAAGGTTGTAGAGTCTATCGACACCCGTAAAGGAGAGGATGATAAAAATACGAGCGAAAAGGAAATGTACGAAGACCGTGGTCCTATCTGGGTATTGGATGCCGACCGTCCGCAGTCGGGCATCTGCTTCTACGTGTTGTTCTTTCTCGACTGCCTCTTCGAGCACCTTGGCGTGCAGTTCGACAATTCGGCTCTTACAGCCATCGGCGACATGAACCGCCTCTGCTTCTTCACCACAAAATGCTCCTACGACATCGAGCCGTTGTATTATGGCGAGAAGTACAAGGAGGAAGACGAAGCCGTGAAAGCCGGATTGAAAACCACGGACGATATTAAGGTCGGCTTTTTCCAGAAGCAAGCTAACAGCGAAAAGGAGGTAAAAAATCTTTTTGAAGATGTAAATATATGGCTCAGTTCGCGCGGTTGTGGCGGTCAGCTCAAACTCGAAAATCCCAAAGACAAGAGCGTGCAGGAGGTCAGATACCGTGAGGTTACGTATAAGGTGGTAGAGAAGAAGTACGAAGGTGGCTTCTACAACCAAGGTGTTTTCAAGGCCACCGAAGTGGTAGCTGTGGAAGGCGACTGGGTAACTGAACGTGTAGGCGAGAACAAAATTGCAAGCATCACTTGCAAGAGTACCATCGATTCGGCGCAGATGAGTGCAAGTATCTTCCGTATGTATGCCAACGGCAAAAACTTCCCTGCCGAGTCGGTGTCAGATGTTATCGACTCGCTTGAACAGCAGTTCGGCATAAAGTTTCATTATGACTACGAACAGAAAAAGGTTACGGCTTATCTCATTCGTGACGTGTTCCGCAAGCAGAATCCCGACCCTCGCCCCCTCCATGCCGAAGTGCTCTCTATGGTACCCATGACGGAGAAGATAACCGGTGTGCGTGCCGGATATGCAGCCGAAAGCGAAGCCAAAGAGCAAAAGGACAACGTGAAGAACAAAGTGAAGGACTACAACACCGATTACGACTACATCGAATATCCCAAGAACCGCACCGTGACAAGTCTTACATATAAGGATATTATTCATCGTGTGCAAAATGGCGAAATGAGCGTGTTCATAGACCTTCAGACGGGCAATAAGTATCGTGTGAAGATTGACAAGGATTTTACCAATGCTGGCGATATGAAGCCGCGACTGTTTGAGGTGGGAGCCATGAAGGGAGTGGAAACAGGCGATTGTTCTACGCTCAACGAAGACTACATCATAGAGTTCAAGTCATCGTTTGTTCCTGTCGGAATGGTGGATGCCAACTACCGTAAAGCTCTATCATCAACATCGGGCAGCACGTGCGTTAGCGATGACCCAAAGCAGCCAACCGAAGTAGGTAAGGAACATAAAGGTAAAGAGGTTGGAGGATTGAACGAGTCTTACGCCAAGACCCAGATGGCAGCTCTCATCGACGAGGATATGGAGCATGAGTTTGTGAAGCAATACATCAAGAACCCCATGTCGTCAATGGTTGCCGACTTCTACGTTACCGAAGAACTCTCGCTGCGTGAGAGCTATGATCCGTCGTCTACCGATGACGGCAACTCGCCCCTTCAGTCATACGACTGGGGCTTGTCTGTGGCTATCATGCGAGGTGGCGGCATCGACGCGACACACGAAGCCTACGGCTATAACTATGACGGATTCGGCAACTCGAAGTGGCGCACAAAGGCTGGCGACTATGCCCTTACTACCGACTCCATCGACCCATACGGCAACGAGTACGACTACAACGGCGTTGAGTCGGGCATCGGCAACGAGGAACGCTTCTCCTTGAAGCCACGTGCTTGGGTGCAGCCCGAATGGGCAGACGCTCCACTCGTAGTAAACACTCCATCGGTAAAGAACCGAGGCTACGTAGACGTGTTCCTCGTCGATTACATCTACTTCCTCCTTCACCGTAAGAAGTATTACGTCAAGTGCCTCGCCTCCGTAGCGCAGATAGCCGACATTCAGAACCACTGGAAAGAGTGGTGGACCATTGACGGCAAGAAATGCCTAATCAACAAGGTAAATGCCGACGTGACGGCGAAGGAAGGAATGGGAGAAGTAGAAATGGAAATCTACAGCATTTAACTAATAAATAATAATTACCAATTAATAATTAAAGCAATGGCAAGTTATTTAAAATTACTATCCGGTTCGGTGTTTAATGGTAATCCTATCTCTTTTATTGTTAAACCTATTAATTTAAAAAAAACGCCCTCTTTCCATCGTATGATATTCGAGATAAAATGCGGTATAAGCGAAGGAAACTATGAAACCATAAAGATGTCGGAACCTATAGTCAGCGAAAAAGTTAGAAATGTTGTGGTTGATATTTCCTCTGCTCTACGTTCTTTTCGCGATTCGTATATTTACAAGTCCGAACCTGGTGTAATGCCCGTAGTGAAGTTCAACGTGTCGGCATACGACGAGTATATGCTTGATGGTGAAGTATATAAGACATCACCGGTGTCTTACTTGTCCGGAGACGATGTAAAGCAGACTCTATTCGGAGGCTTCTCCGATTACGACCGACTCACGGCCACAAACGACACAATGCCCGTTAGCCGCATGACACGCAAGCCCACGACCATACCGCAGTTGGCATGTGTAGGCGAAACTATCATCTACGTAGCTCCCTACTCGCCTGCCATCGACTTCACCACAGCCACATGGGATGCGCCCGAAGCCAAGGCTTTCACGATAACCAACGAAGGACGACAAACCATTGGCGACATCAGCGTTTATGCCATGCCGCAGGCAGAAGCTGTCCGTCGCACGGAGTTCCGCTTCATCAATTCGTTCGGTGTATTGGAGAGCGTCAGTGTACCGAGAGTATATAGCAAGAAGCTCAGTATTACAACCAACAACTACACCCTGACACAAAAAGAATCCCTGCGCTCGATCTCACGTGCAACAACCCGCAAGCAGAATAATCAGGAGGAATGGAACTTTCAGACTGACCCTCTCGATGAAGCATGGCTCGCATGGTATCTGCATGAGTTCCTGATGACAGAACACGCATGGATAAACATCAACGGCAAGTTTCTGCCTTGCACCATCACAGCCGACGACGAAATCTCTTTTGATGATAAGACAAAAGAAGGTGTACACAGCGTGTCGTTTACGGCGAAACTCGACTTCCGAGGAAGTACCATCATTTGAGTTTTGAATTAGGAACCGGTCGGCTTGCAGTTGGCTTGCGACCTCAAGAGACGCACGTGCCCTTGGGGTCGTTTGCGTATGTCCGTATGAATAGAGCGTTTTATGCTAAATTCGTAACAGAAAAATCAACATAATATATGACACAAGCAACAACCAAAGACTATTGGATTTCGTCTACGGCACTTCATATCGAGCTGAATGCCCTTGGTTATCCCGATTATGTTCAGGCATCGTGCGTCAGCGGTGCCCAGATTCTTGTGTACGTCAAGGACATCATCGGCTATGATGCCGGCCACAATTATCGCCGTTGGCCGTTGCAGGCTTCGCCTACTGTGTTCAACTCGCACACCGAAAAATACGTCTATGCCGCCATACCGCGCAGTTTAAGTTCTGCGGCTTCGGCATGGATTGTGTTTCCGTCTGAGCAGATTGACATCTACGGCAAGAACGCGAACGCCGAACAGATTGGTGATGAGAAGTACTACTACATCTTCCTGCAAGGCAAGATAACGTCGTCAGGCGACAACGGCACCATAGCCCGCGATTGGGACACACGTTGTTTTTGGGGTTATCTGTCTTCCGACGAAGCCATATCCGCCATTGGAACTGAAAGCGAGTGGTACCACTATTCGCAGACCGACAGTATTGTAACGTTTCTCAAAAAACTAACAATGAAACCTGGCACGTGGTTCCGCGAGTTATTTGCAAAGGCTGTAACTATTGTGACCGGCGGCAGCATTGCGTTTGAAGGGAAAGCGGGGGCTATATCTGGAATTACCAACACAAAAACCCCTCTTGATTCGGAGACCGATATTGTCACACCTAAATATCTTGACGATAATGCTTTGTCGAGTGTGCACGACGATGAAGCAAAAGGTGTTATCAGTTTTCTAAGTGGTATAAAATTTATTTCTAATAATAAAATTCACAAGATAACCCCCGACGGCATCGCTACCCTTAAAGAGATTGTGTCGGCTGCGTTCCGTTCGGGTGCGCTCGGCTCTGGCTTTAAGCTTGGTGATTATAACGGAAGTGGTGATAGTTACTTGGAGGTAGACCGCCTGCTTGTGCGCAAGACTGCGGAGTTCGTAAGGCTCGTAATCCGAGAGCTTCAAAGCGTAGGTGGTGAGATTGTTCTGTCGCCTGCTGCCATGAAGATTAGCAATGTGGTCTATTTTGAGAAGGGTGTGTATCTTCCCGAATATGAAGCTCTTCCTCTGCGCTACAATGTTTACCGCTGCTACTTCTCGCAGAAGAAAGGCGACGAAGAGATTGAGAACCAGTTCGTCGAGGACGACCTTGTGCGCTGTCAGACGTTCAACGTCAAGGAGGGCGTGAATGAGAACGTGAAGAACAGATACTACTGGCGCAAGGTGTACAAGGTAGGCAAAGACTTCGTCGATGTGCTTGCTGATTTCTGCGATACTGGCAGCGACGTTCCGCAGGCAGGTGACGAGCTTGTACAGATGGGTAACGTCTCTGACACCGCTCGCCAGTCGGTCGTTGTTTTGTCGGCATACGGAGCGGATGCGCCTTCTTTAAAGATGTACTATGGTGTAGATAGCTATTCGTTAGAAAACAAGGAGGTCTTTGTCCTGTCACGTCAGGAGATGTTCGCCATAGCCGATAAGTTTAGGTTCGTTACGCGCAAGGCTAATGGTGAAATAAAAAGCACTCAGTCGTTTGCGGAGCTTGTGATGTCCGTGGATGGGCTCAGAACAACGGTCAAAAGAAACAAAGAAGAGCTTGACGACGAGATAAAAAGCACGCAGTCGCAGATAACACAGACCGCAAATGATATAAGAACAGAGGTTAGGAGAGACTACTCTACCAAGAAGGATGTAAACGACCAAATAGCAACTGTTAGCTCTTCTATAACACAGACCGCTACACAGATAGCGATGAAGGTAGGCTACACTCTTGCCGAGCGACGTAACCTGCTCGTCGGCTCGTTGTTCCGCAAGCAAGGCGAGGGTTTCTTTCTTCTACGCTCTAAGATATATCGCACGTCGGCGCATGAGGGTGCTAACGTGATATTCGCGCCCGATGCCAAGGCAGGCGGTGCGCAATGGGGTGGAGCGGCGAACTCTCGCAACATACACGTCACTAAGGACAAGACGTACACGCTGGCTTTCTGGGCACGCACGAAGTCTGCCAAAGTCGAGATTGTGGGAGAGGTGGTGTGGCATAGCTCGGCAACCGACACGTCACGACCAAGTGGATATACCGGTCCGAACGGCAGTGCGAATTTAGGCGTAGTAACGATAACGCCAAGCAACGGCTGGCATCTGTTTCAGAAGACGTTTACCGTTGCAGCGAACGCTCCTTATGAGTGGATTTCCGTGGCGTGTCTAAAGGCTAACGCATCTACTGCGAGTCAGCAGGTGTACATCGCCCACCCTATCCTCATAGAGGGTACGGCGGAGGACTTTGTGGGTTGGAGCGCATCGCCTGACGATTACGACTACATCGGGGGCAACCTGCTCGACAATACACGCACGTTTGCCAAAGCCGGCAACCTAACACGAATGGATGCGTCAGTGGTAACTAACGAGTCGTACAACAACGGATGCTCGGTAATATATGCAAACGCTGCCTCCAAATACATTGAGATGGCGCAGTGGAGCGTTAGCTCTATCATCAAAAAAGATGAGGACTATATGTTCTCGTTTATGGCAAAAGGTTCCGGCAGCATCGACGCATACATGCTTAGTGGTTCTAATCTAAGCATATTCGCCGAGGACAGCGAGCGCGATACAACAACAAGCAACGCCGACGGAGGTCGTCGATTCTCTCTCACAAGCGAGTGGAAGCGTTATTGGGTACACTGGCGTTCGGAGGGCACTGGCATACCTAATGCTGTCTTAATCCGTTGTTTGCAAGGCAGTAGGGCGTGGGTGACAATGCCGAAGTTGGAGGTGGGTGCAACGCCTACCGATTGGATAGAGGGCAAGAGTGGTTTTATCGAAGACAGTGGCATTGCAGCCAAACTACTGCGCACAGGCTTAGACATCGAAAATGGCAAGATAACGGCAACGGCGGATAGGTTCGAGGTGCGCAACAACAGCGGTGTGGTGACGGCGAGCGTGAACGATAATGGTTTACTGGAGGTTAACGCGGGATTGTTTAGTGGTTTTGTCAGAAAAAAGTTGACGGTCATCACGCCGGAGAACATCGGACAATACACCATACCTTCCGCTCAACTTGGTTACGTAGTTTTCGATTTCGCAGCCGCAGGCTCCTTTGTTAGTTTTGAAGGTGATTTTAGGGCGGTGTATGGTAGCGGCTACCCTACAATTATTCTGCCATATACCAATTACAGTAGCAGCACAAGACCAAATTCGGTTCCTTTCGCGCAGGCAGTACCATACTTAGACCAAAAGTTTATTGTAATAAATAAAGCAAACACCTCTGTAGTGATAGTTGGCGGTGGCACAATAAATAGAAGAGGCAGTACTACCATTGGAACCTCCAGCCTTCCGAACGAGGTTGGAACAAATCAGGAGGCGATTGTAACGTGCACCCTCAAAACTACCACTAAAAGCAGTGGCAATAGCTGCACAATAGTATGGGATGGCTATGTTTATGGATAATTTAAAAGAACAAGATATGAAGAAAATATCTAGAGGCAATGATTTTACGTTGCGCATACCTGTAAAAAAGATAGTCAATGGTGAACAGGTATCGTTCCCGTTGACCGATTGCACTGACATCGCGGTGCACGTCGTTAGCCAGTACAAGCGTACCGCACTCCCCTACATCATCGACAAGGAGTCTAATGATGTGCTCTTGGCTGACGTTGACGGCACAACACTGTCGTTAGGCACATACGCCTTGGAGGTGACGGGCGTACTGGAGGGTGCTAACTGGCGAAGCTATGAGTATGAGCAGTTCGCCATCGTTGACAACAACGCAAGCAGCGATACCATATTTGAAGGTGGTACTACCGAGGGTGACACCAACATCGAGGACGGCAACGGAGATAATGCCAACAAGGGCTGCATGGATGTGAAGATTGAGGGCTTTGCCGTAGACACTGCGCTTGTTGTCCTCCCTCCTGTGTCCGCGCGAGCAACCATCATTGAGCTTATTGCTAACGCCGACGCTGCCATTGCTGCGGTAAGAGAAACGGAAGCGGCTGTCAAGGCAAGCGAGGAGGTGCGCGTGGAGAGCGAAACACTCCGTCAACGTACAGAAGAGCAGCGTACAGAGAGTGAAGCTACACGCCAGACAGCGGAGACACAGCGCACGGAGAGCGAAATGGAACGTGTAGCCAACGAGGAAGCGCGAAAAGTCAATGAGGAAGCACGTGTAGCAGCCGAGGAGCAGAGAGCAGCTGCTTTTACGGAGCTTTCGGCGGCTGCAAATGCTGCGGTTGGCAAGGCTGACGAAGCCATAAAAGCTGTTGATGCTGCGATAGAAAAGGCAAACACCGCAGAGAAAGAGCGTGCAGAAGCCGAGAGACAGCGTGCCGAAGCGGAAGCTACACGCAGTCGCGAGGAGGGCATCCGTCAGGAGTCGGAAACCGAGCGTGTAAGACAGGAAACAGCGAGAGAGGCTGCGGAAGCAACTCGTCAGAACGCAGAGGTGGAGCGAGAAAAGGCTGATGCCGAGCGTGAGAAACGTGTGTCCGAAGCAATACTCAATACGTCTTCTGCCGCCCAAACCGCCACTGACGCAGCAGCAGTGGCAACAGAGACAGCCAAGAAAGCTATGGTTGCGACTACAGAAGCAGAGAGAGTGAACGCAGAACTAAGGGGCAACGTGCTCGTAGTGACCGACAGAAATGGCGATGTCAGCACTCTTGACTTCGAGCAGTGGGACTTGGAGGAACGGGTGAATATCACCATTACGACATCTGTTGCTGGAGTAAGCGTGAAAGGCGTGGCGGTAAACGTCTTCCTTAACGACTCTTCGGCATTCACAAAGTACACCACGGATGCCGACGGCAGGGTGTCGTTCACAATTCCGAGAGGAACGATGTACAGAATATCATTCCAGGAGCTGAAAGGCTGTGACCCACTTCCCTCTCTTACTTATACCGCTGCTCTGAGAGTACGTGACATCAACGTGGAGTACAAACCGGTAAGCGGCGAGAAAGCCTCTGTGGTAGTAACGATAGACAAAGCGGAGGACGGCAAGGTAATCCCATTTGAGGGTGTGGCAGTGACCTGCGCCATTGCAAACGGCGACACCACAACAACGGAAACAGACAGCGAAGGAAAGGTGACGTTCCGCGTGCCGTACAACAAGAAGTACAAGATTACCGCCGCACAGAAAGATGGCTATTATGCTTTTCGTGGAGTATACGAGAAGAGTAATGTGGCAGATGTGGCAGAACATAATCTTTACTTCCACTACTACCCTACTACGTCGGGCGTGTTTATTCTTGATGCTACAGGAGCGCAATATACGGCGGATGAATGGCAGGCGGCTGGTAAGACCGCGGAAGAAGCAGTCCTTATAAAACTCGTGACGCAGAACCTCGCTAATGGCAACAACTGTTTCGGTTTCTCGCCCGCAGCCTTGCAAGCCGGCTATCCAAACAAGCAGTGGTGTACACAGAATGTGCTATTTAACAATATTCCTACAACAGGAACTAACACAAAAGACGCATTGTATTATGACGGGTACAAGGCTTCTAAACTGGTACGCGAGGAAGCGCAGGAAAGAAGTTTGATAATTCCTCTATTCTCATACGCATACGACTGCACGGTTGAGATGGCAGGTAAAACGCTGCATGGATATGTTGCATCAGTCGGTCAGATGTATGAGATGAATATCAACAAGACGGTCGTAGATGTCGTGATAAATGCTCTGTATGGAAATAAAGCAAAATTGTTCAGTCCGTTATTCGCCATAAGAAAATGGACATCTGCACAGAATAAGAACGCAGATGGTTTATCCTTCGGTGATAGTATAGACGGCTATAGTTCCATTTCCAAGGTTAGCTACTATATGGCTCTGCCGGTCTTCGCTTGTTAATCTCTTTTTCTCTCCGTTTTCCGCGAGCAGCGAAAATTAATAATAAATACAAATAAAGACTATGAAGAAAACTATTGGTTTTGTCCGCACGTTCATCCCTGCGGATTTGTTTAAAAGGGAATATGCGTTGGGAGGTCTAACCATTTATCACATCGACGAGCAGTTGAATGTTGAGATGAACGCATACGAGTGTTGGGAGTGTTCGGTACGGAGTGGCGAATACGCGCAGGACGAGGTTATGACTGCGTTCGAGGAGTTTAAGGCAAAGCTCGCAGCGTCCGAGCTTGCAACCGCGAAGGCGCAGAAAATAGCGGAGATAGATGCCTACGACACGTCAGACGCAGTGAATAGCTTCTTGGTGGACGGCACTAAAATGTGGCTCGACAAGGCGACACGCGTCGGTCTTATGAACTCCACCACTATCGCTCAAAGCTCGGGGTTGGAAAAGGTTACATTGTGGTTTGGCGATACGCAATTAATGCTCACCTGCGACAAGGCGATAAGCCTACTCTCTGCCATTGAGATGTATGCTGTCCAGTGCTTTGACACTACGGCCAAACATAAAGCAGCAATAGGTAATCTGACAACCATTGAGGAGGTAGAGAAGTATGACATCACAGCAGGCTACCCCGAGACATTGGAGATAACAACATTCGATTAACAACAAAATTCAAATATCATGGAAATAAAAGTAAAGCGAATAGCAAAAAAGGAGACGTACACAATAGGCAAGATGTACGTTGACGGCGAGTATGTCTGCGACACTCTTGAAGACAAGGATAGAGGACTGACATCTAACATGTCGGTTGCGCAGATATGCGGAGTTAAAATCAAGGGCGAAACCGCCATACCTACAGGCAGATACCTCGTCGACATGAAGACGGTATCGCCACGCTTCGGAGGTCGGGCACAGTATCAGTTCTGCAAAGGTAGACTGCCAAGGTTGTGCAATACACCTGGCTACCAAGGCGTACTTATTCACTGCGGCAACACTGCGAAGGACACGGAGGGCTGCATCCTCGTCGGCGAGAATAAGGAGAGGGGCAAGGTGCTCAACTCAACGGCGGCGTTCCGCAAGGTGTACGCGAAGTTGAAGGCTGCTGACGAGAGAGCAGAACAGATTTGGATGACAATAGAATAGAACGAAAACACATGAACATAAGAGTAATACTGATGCTGCTGAACTGCATCATATTGGGAGCAACAACGCTCTTTATTTTCTACAAGGCAGCGCAGCTCGATATGGTCGATGATGGCTACGACGAGATTAAGCGAAACCGACAAGGCGCAATCGGTTGGTTTGTGGCTTCGGTGTTTGTAGGCATTCTCGCGCTGCCCGTAATGGTGCTGCGTGAGGTTTATCAATGGAAGCGGTATAAGCTACCGGGTATTGAGTGGGACGATATTTGTCGCTACGGCTTTACTATTGTCATCGGCTCTATGCTGCACGTACTTCTGCTTGTGGTGGTTACGCCATCTTCTTGTTGATAGCAAAAGTAAAAGAGCTAAATCAAAAAACCGCTTCCATCCTCGCAGACAGAAGCGGTCCAACTTTTGTTATACTTTACAGAAGTATGGCTATGAGCCATATTCGTGACTGCAAAGGTACAATATTTTTTTGTTTTTACATCGGATTTTGCTGATTTTAGTTCACTAACATAGGACCCGTGTCGCGGCCTGTAAACGATATATTGATATTGCGAGCATAGTCTCCGTTCTTTTCCGTCATTTCGTCAACGTGTAGCTTCACGCGGAACGTCTTTTTCCCATATTCGTCGCCTTTATCAAGAGTCCTTATCTCTGCCCAGGCACCTTTTACGGGCTGTTTGTTGTCCCAAGTGCTTAGTTCGTGCTTCTTGTATTCGGGTTGCCATTGCTCCTTCCATCCCCACACCGAACCGCCGACCTGCTCTATCTCGTAACGACCGTCGTACATGTCGTCAGCAGGGGCATTGTAGACGAGAAAACTGATAGTGTAGTAGTCGGTCTTGTAATTGCCCACCTGCGGGTCGCTTTGAAGTCCGAACGATCCCGTACCGCTATTGTTATGGGAATAAGACAACTGATGCACAGGCTTCTCTTTGAGAATTTTTGCATACGGCGATTCAACCGGCTCATACTTCGGCTCCTCGTTGTCGTCGCGGCTGCAACTGCTCATACTCACACATGCTGTCGTCATCATCGTCAACAGCAGCATCATTCTAAAGATTTTCTTCATACATTAATATTTTTATACGTTAGTACTTTCGTAGGTTTCTGGTTTTGAAATAATAGATGTAGGGTCGGTCGTAGGCTATTCTTCGGGCAGCAGCACTACACCAACACGGACCTTTACGCCACAATGAGGGCAGAAGGTGGAGGTATTGACTATTTGCTGTGCGTCGGGGAGCTGAATAGCGGCATTTTTAATGCCGTGAGTTTCCGTATCTGTTGAATCGGAATCTTTTTCCCCCTCTTTCTCTTTGTTGAATAAAAGAACTTTTTCCTTAGCATCGTCCGAATCACCTATTGGATAGAATAAATCAGTGATGTCGCAATCCAGTTTCTCGCAAAGGTCTTCCAAACGTTTTATTGTAGGGTTGCCTTTGATGTAATTCTGAATGATGTTCTGCGTCTTTAGGTCGAACTTCTGACAGAAAGACGTAATGGTGTAACCGCGCTCTGTTATGGCGCGACGGATGTCGATTTTTGTTCTCATGTATATATACGTGTTGTTTTGATTGCAAAATTAATACATATATTTGTATTTTGCAAATTGTTTCAAGAATAATTATTACATATATTTATTTTGTTTTGAAATAGTATAGTTTTATCAGTTTACAGTGTTTTTTATGTATTATTGGTAAAAAAGAGGAATATATAATCTTTTATCCTGTCTAAATTATTTCTTTTCCCCTGTAAATAGTTAATTATCAATATTTTAGATTACATACCAACCTATAAAAGCTATCCCAAGAGGGACACCTAAATAATTGATAATTAGAGCAATCATATCCATCAATCTCGCCTTGCAACTTCGATTCACAAGCGAGACCCCCGCCGCACTGAGGAGCCTTGCGTGTGTCCTCGTTGGTGTCCTTTGCATATATGCCACCGAGGACACCTCCACCGAGGACACCTCCACCGAGGACACCACCACCGAGGACACCTCCACCGAGGACACCACCGACGAGGACACCTCCACCGAGGACACCTCCACAGAGGACACCACCACCGAGGACACCACAGACGAGGACACCACCGACGAGGACACCACAGACGAGGACACCACCGACGAGGACACCACAGAGGACACCACAGACGAGGACACCACAGACGAGGGCACTACCACCTCAACGATTTCTATATATAAGGTATTATATATATTTGTAAACAAGTGCAAATAAGTTGTATATATTTGTTTAAAGGTGTTAAATATAAATATATCTAATATTTTTTATCCAAAAAATTTGAATATATCAAATTTATATAATACCTTTGCATCCGTAAACAAAAACAAATAATTTTTAGAATCTGGTGGCAACAGTAATTCAGCATTTAAACATGAATAAACAAGAAACAAAAATGTTGGTAGCATTGGCAGCTATAGCAATAGCTAATAAAGACGGCTTTACGGTCAACGCTGCGAATTTACAGCCCGTCAAAAGTGGTTACGCCGTCGCTGTAGCTGAAACACAAAACTCTTTCGGTCTTGAGGGCCTTGTAAACGTTATAAAATACGTTGGCGAACACCCGGAAATAAACGCCTTTGGCGGTTGGTATAATAACAAAAATAATATGTATTATTTTGATGCTACCGTAATCGTAGAGGATTTGACGGCCGCCATCGAGCTAGGACGTATGCACAAACAAATAGCGATTTATGATCTTGCAAATAATTTGCCGATCGAATTGTAAATAATAACCAGGGACCGGCGGCGCCGGTCCCTAAACAATAACAAAAATACTTATATTATGATTTATAACAAAAAAATAAATGGCGTTAAATTTACTTTTGTGTGTGAATGCTGGAATACTTCTACAAGTTGGGGCCACAAAGTAACATTATATCGAAATGAGAATGTAATTATAGGTAGTGTTAAAATACGCTATTATAACAGAACATGGGAGCGATACCAATTTCAAAGTGCGATAAAAAATGTTATTTTTGAAACTATTGAAAGGATTACAGGTGAAGCAAAAGCGGTTTTTAAAAATTTGCATAATTACAAAATTTTGACAAAAAAACGTACTGCCGAATTTGTCCTATATCTCTCTTTAAATTCTGAATACAAATTATATAATGAACTTTTAAAAATGTTTTAACCGTTGGCGGGCTGCGAAATCGCAGCCCGTTTTTTTTGCTTTGATGCTCTTGTACGTGCTTGGATGCTCTTGTATGTGCTTGGATGCTCTTGTACGTGCTTGTGTGCTCTTGTATGTGCTTGGATGCTCTTGTATGTGCTTGGATGCTCTTGTATGTGCTTGGATGCTCTTGTATGTGCTTGGATGCTCTTGTACGTGCTTGGATGCTCTTGTACGAATCTCGACTCCATCACATTCATACATTATACAATGTCACAGATATTAGAGTATTTGAGGCGGTGCCCACTCATTATAGATATTATAGAGCATCACAGAGATTAGAGAAATGTAAATAATACACATTACAAGTATATTAATTATGTACGAATGTTAAAATAAATATATACGATAATTTTTTATTAAAAATATTTGGTTGTTTCAAACCTATATAGTAATTTTGCAAACGTAAACAAGAAACAAATAAATACTTTACGATTATGAAAATAATGTATCTAATTGAACATTATGCCATCAACCGCAAGAACGGAGTTCTTTCGCATATAGGTTCGGCATGTGTTGACTATCGCGAGAAAAATATTGTTATGAAGTCTGTGAAAAAACAGGGCTATCAGTATAACAGGAGTAAGAAGGCTTATATTCTGAAGGCTGATTCCGTTGAGTCGTGCGCGAAGGCCATCATAGTGAAATCTTATTCAATATACATACAAGCATTTTAACAATAAAATTATGTATGCACCATCTATCATTTATATTTCTGTAATTGCTGAGTCCGAAGGATATTACGCACAATGGAACGAAGTGTATCAGGTAGCCGTAAATTTGGCATTAAGCAATGGATTAAAAGACTACCATATTCACTTAAATAAAGGATATGGTAGTAACTGGACCATCGATATTGATTAAGAATAACCATACCAGGGAGGCTCCGGCCTCCCCTATTATAGACAACATATAACATCACCAACTTTATAAATACTTTACAGATTATGAGTACACCGAATTTTGCATTAACAAATGCTTCACGTTATTTCGTGTTAGGAATGCCTGTATATTACACACAGGAAGAAATCGACGAGCGCGAGCTCGACCAGGATCTTTTGGGCATGTATGATGAACTGGACACAGAGGCTAATTATGATGCCGACAAGGAAAATGTGGCCTGTGAACTGAAGGCGAAGGGATGGCACGATATAGAAGAATGTGACAATGATCGCAGTTATCCAACGTCTCTATTTTCAGAAAAAACGGTATCTATTAAGTGCGGCGACAATTCGATCGACATCACCATTCAAGCCGGCTGCACGTCTGGTTATTACCAGGCAGCCAATTTTGATTGGTTTGTAAATATCAAGACCTACAGAAAGGTAGATTATTATTACGAAACGTGTGATTATGATTACAACGACCTGTCAGTCGACGACGTGATCAACGACGATTGGTACGAGAACAAAGGTATGAGCAAGATTCACGCTGCGCACATTCTCCGCAAAATTGAGTCTATTATAGACGACCTGAAAAACGAGGCTGAGCTGGCCTTCTCACAGTATTGCGAAGAGGAGTTGTTTTGTGATTTTGTCGCCTTCAACGGTGAAGCCGGCTACAGCAAGACGTGCAAACGCCTCTGGCAAGAAGTAGAAGAACTGAATAAGAAAACCGCTTAAACAATATATCATCATGGCACCAACTATTATAATATCACGCACAACGAGTACACGTGCCCTTCTCACGGCTTTATTCGCCGTCGTCGTGTTACTCATCTCTCGTACGGCTAAAAACACCTTAGAAGCCATTAAAACGGCTCGCCAGTGGCTTCAGTCGCAGCACAGCTTTTATGGAGAAGATGGCGATCCCATCAAGTGCACCGGCTGGCAGTTCGTCGGCTACAACATCATGGCAGCAGTAGTGGCAATATTGCTCTGCATTAAATATTAACCGCCTTATTATAGGCAAGTAAACATATCACCAACTTTTAAAAATTTTACAGATGATGGCACAGATAGCATTATTCAACGTTACTAACGATTCACAGTATTTACCACAGCGTCGCGACATGTTCAACGAGGCGCGATGGAAGGAGGCTAAGCGCCTCCTGGCACAGGCCCTGAAGTTGACAAGCAAGGAGGCAGGCAGATATACGTCGCGCTTCCTCCAGGATAGAATGGTCGGTGGGGACTTTCCGGCACCAGCCGGAGGCTATCACAACGGCATCACGTGTATTGCCAACGGAGGCGAGCACAGCCAGCAGCGAGGCGAGTTCACAGTGTACGATATTATAGGCAGCTCGTATATTTACGAGGCACCGACAGGCGACATGTGTATAGCCAACATTCCGGAAGAAGGAGAAACGGAGTACTACCGTATATCGGTATTGTCTTACTAAATCATTCACGGGGCTGCGACTGGCAGGGCAGCCCTATTATAGAACACTTTTAAAATTGAGAATATTATGAACGAGATATTTGTTGAAGCAAAAAATCTTATTTGCAAAGATGGCGAGGTGTGGCTGTGGAAGTCTGATGGTATGAAGTTTGTGAACTTCTTCGCCACAAAGGAGGATGCACAGAAGTATATCGATTTGCATCAACAGTTTTGCCGTGAACGCGGCATGAAGGAAGAATCCTACAGCATCGGCACGGAGGCAGACTTTATGGCGGCTGCGAAAAAGTATGAAGCCAACAAGAAGGCCAACGAGGTGAAGGAGTACGGAAAGCACGTTGACGCATTGATAGAGCGCAGACAGCTCGAAATAAAGGCCCTGGACGGACTTGTTCAGGTGTGCCGAAAGTTTGATGGCAAGGTACTTAATAAACGCTTCCATGATGCAGTGAAGGAGGCGACGGGCTTTTATAGCTCGTTCGGTGAATACCGCTTCGAGCTGAATTGCTACGACTATTACGACTTTATCGAGTATCGCCCTAATGTCTCATTGTCCGTTGACTGGAGCCACGGCATCAACCGTTATACCGGCAAGAAGAAGGAGATGAATCCGAACGAATGGCAGTGGAACACTGGCGACCGTCTGGATGCTGAAAAAGCGGTTGCCGTTATAGACTTTTACAAAAACGGCCGACTTGCTAAAATCGAGGAACTGAAGGCTTCAAAGAAGAAGTATGCAGCCTATCTGCGACTTGCACGAAAAGCGGAGGCGATAATGAAGGATATGGAAGGTTACGACTACGAGATTCGCGAGTTTGCCAAAGAGAAGGCTTTAAGCCAATATAGCCAGCACTCCTACTTCTGGAAGGGCTATTAATCATCAATCACGGGCTGCACCTGGCAGCAGGTGTAGCCTTATTATAGAACACTTAAAATTTTGAGAAAATCATGGACAAAAAGAAATACATCGACGTATTGACCGAACAGGCCAACAAGCACAGCAGACCGCAGGAAATGGCTCTCAGTGACTTCTGTGACTACCTTATAGAGTACTTCAGCATTGACGCTTTCAAGGCTGGCACCGCCGAATATAGCCAGCACGTCTTGAGCTGCACAAATAAGAACCCCTACTTTGCTGGACTTGCTTTCCAGTGGCTCGACGATGTGGCAATAGCGATGGAGCGTGGCGAGTGGCTTGACGTGTTTGGCATACTATACGAAGAAATGTATCTAAGCCGTGGCAAGGCATCGAAGACTGGGCAATTCTTCACGCCTCAGAGCGTGTCGGACTTGATGGCGCAGATTAGTGGTCTGGGAGCCGGCGACCACGGCAGGGTGAACGACTGCGCAGCAGGTAGCGGACGCTTGCTCCTGGCTCACTACATGGAAAAGAGCAGACTGGACCATTCAGCCGGCAGACGTTTTGTGTATGTGGCACAAGACAGCGATCCTATTGCTTGCAAGATGTGCGCCTTGAATTTTATGGTACACGGCATGTATGGCCGTGTGGAGTGTCGCGACACATTGCGCATGAGTGAGCCGACGGTGGTGTATTATATCAACGAGGTTAAATATCCGTTTAACACGCCTTATTATAGCGTGAGAAAAATATTAGTGAAGGAGGATAAATAAGGTTTCACGGGGCATTTTGCCCTATTATAGAACATTAAAATCACTAAGGATTATGGAAAAGATTTTTGCAAATGAGACTATAGGTATATTGCAGAGTTTCTCAGGCTTTTATGACTCCATCTGGAGTCCTAACGACACAATATATGAGTGTGAGGAAGAAGGGATAGAGGACGACGTAGACTTCACTTTTGACCATAAACAATACCGGCAGGACGTATGCAGGGCATACACCGAGGTATGGAAATCATGGATGAAGGAATTTATCAGCGATGATATAGAGCTGGAGTTCTTAGAGGTTGTCAGTCCACGATATTACAATTATGAGACGGACCGTTGCCGTGTAAGAATCTGTCTAACACAGGCTGCGATGGATGCTATTATAGCGAAGGTGAAAAAACACTACAATAAGTTGACCCAGTGGATAAAAGAAAACCATACAAGCTACGACGGCTTCAGTTCCAATCTATCCAATGACATCGATCAGTGGCCACGCCGCCTGTTCGATGATAACGAGACTTTCCAGCCTGCCTATCTTTTCTGTATGCTATATTATATAGTAAAGGCTGAATATATGTCGGTCGGAGGTAACGAAGATTTAGAATATGAAGCGTACGACTCTATATGTGGAGATATTTCTGTTACTTCGTACATGAATGACATCAAAAAAGTCGCTTAATTATATGAAAGAATCTAAAACAATACATTCCTTCCTGCTTAGTGAGCAGGAAGGACACACACTCCTCACGGCTCAAGAATACCCTTGGAGCGTGTTGCAGGTGATACCGACCACTCCGGCAGACTTCGACCGCACAGTGGCAGTTCTGGAGCAGCGAGGTTTCGTAGCCCATCACGACATCGACCGTACATTCTGTATCATCCATCTGACAAGCGGCGACCATGACGGACAACACCCAGAGCGACATTTCACTATCACTCAGAACAACCACATGCAGCTTATCGAGGAGTTGAAGAACACGATGGCGCAGGCAGCAGTGTGGTATGAGACGAATATTATAGAACCCTTAAAAAACGACAGAAGATTATGAGAGTACCGAAAGATATACCTAACGAATTGAAGCGTCTAATCAATGCTATATTGAAGCGTGATGGCGATTGTGAAAATTGGCTTAATGGATATACTTATAATAGAGATCCATGGGGATACACCTGGTATGGCTCCAGTATGATTTGTGAGCCTCTGTTTTGTTGTTATGGCTGCATTGGCTATGGCATCAATTATAAGGGGTACACAATTCATGTAGATAATGAGTTGTCACGGATTGAGATTATTAACGAATAGTATATTATATAACCCTTAAAAAACGACAGAAAATTATGGCAAGAATAATTATACTGAGTACCTGCGACGCATGGAAGTCGCGCAGTTCATTCCGACTTTATGGGATATGGGCGACGACGAAAGCTGGTTGTCACCGACTGTTCAAGAAAATTGGTGAGCTTATTGAAGATGGCACGTTTGCTTATGAAGACGAAACATTGCCAGTGAACGAGCAGTTGGCGAAGTTTAAGGAAGACGGAAAAGGCTGCGTTACAGGATTTATTTATGATATTCAGTCTAAACTGAAATACGGAAATCTGGAGTGGTCCGAGCTTAGATAAACACCCCTATAACACAACCTCTTTTTAAAAAAAACGACAGAAGATTATGAAATTTAAGACAGTAAAAACGATATTGATGGATGCTCAGAGCAATCAGCAGCACGGAGTAATAAAGATGCACAGCGACTGCGTGTGTTTCAGTTTTACCAACGGCGACAGCGGCGAGGACGACATCATCGCCTACAGCAGCGACACGGAGGTTATTTCTGTGTTAGGCAAAGCCGGCAACAGCTATATCGACTGCGAGGCGATAGAGTGCATTGAGGTGTATAAGTAGACCATTTCATCCCGCGCCCGGCACGGCCCTTTGTGAAGGTTCGACCCCTTCGGCGGGAACGCATAATCATAATCAGAGTATTTTTTTAGCTGCTGGCGGTTCGTGAGGATAGCCACAGCGCAACGCCCACCACGGCAAGGCGTGGCACCAGGTTCGAGCTCCTGGATGGGCGACCGAAAATAATAAAATACGCATTAATACACAATTTATGCGTCATTAATTTGGTAGTTATAAAAATTATTGCTACCTTTGCAACAGTTAAAAGAAACAATATTAATCATTAAGATCGGGCGGCAACCGTTAAGCGGCGTTATATTATGAATACTACAATCTTAGAAGAGGCTCAGAACTTTAAGGTACGTTTCCACATCGGACGTGGCGGACAATTCCACAACGCAGGTTACAAGACTTATGAAGGCACCGTTAATGGTCTATCCGATTGCTTCGGCGACGCTTTCGTTATTAGTGAAGACGAGAATGAAAAAACTCTGCCTGATAGCGAGTGGCAGCTGGTGGATGGCGGCGGAAATGTTATCCTTTCTGGACGTGACGAGATTGAGAGCGAGACGGGCATCCTGGATTGGGATGGCGAGTACGATACCGACATCGTTCGCAATCTGTCGGAGTGTGACGATGACGAGTACCAGATGATACTCGACGTTGCGGAACGTGGCGGGTATGTAGAGAAGGCTGTACTGGCATACGTTTGCAGCACGCTTGAAAAGTTGATGGCAACCAAAATTAAGGTATATCCTTCTAATATGGAAGTGTTCACTCAGGAGGGCTGCGTGAGCTTGATGCGCGACGACTTCTCTGTATATACTAAGGACGAAGAAGATGAGGTGCGCGAGCTGCTGGCAGACAAGGGTTTTATCTCGGAGTCTATAGACGAGATCATTGTTAGAATGGAGATAAACGAGTGGTTCAGTGAGGAAGAGGACGAGGTAGAGTAATAATATTCAGCCCTATCGCAACACGGTCAAGCGGAAATAATATGAAAAAAGAAAACCTGAATATAGTAAATAATGAAGTTGAGAAAGTGTACGAGCTAATCAATGAATTGATTAGTAATCATAGCTTAGATATGTTAGACTTGGCTTATCCCAAGCACGATGGCGAGCAAGACGCTGACGCTGTAGCAGACATGATGCTTCTTCGCCAGAGCGCAAACGGATTGTCTAAGGCTTGCAACATTCTTGTAGAAAAACTCACAGATGCTATTGGAGATGAAGATGAAGTAAAATAAATCTATTCAGCCCTCGACATTACGGTTAAGTCAGATAAAGTAACCACAATATAGGCAATATGGAAAAAGACCAAATAATTTATGATCAGCGTAAGGCCATGGGCGAGAGCATCCGTGCGATGCGCACCGCCCAGGGCTGGGAGCAGGAGCAGCTCGCTCAGATTGCGGGCATCACCACCGCTAACGTCCGCAGCGTTGAAGCCGGCAAGTACGCCGTGAATATCGACGTGCTGAACAAGATAGCGGGCGCACTGGGCGCAGAGCTGAGAATGATTGAAAAGTAAAAGAGTAAAAAGAAATATTATGGCAAAAGAAAGATTTGAGTTGACATCGGGCAAAGCCTTGATGTGGACGGTGACGGACAACGAGAACGGAGTAGCGATTGAGTTCCGTGAAGGTTTGTTTAATGCGAGCCAGGAGGTGAAGCTGCTAACCGAGTTCACGTCTGGCGACGCTCCGAGAATGGCACGTATCATGCGCGAGATAGGCGACTGGATAGCAGAGAACCATGTGGAGGTAGCTCTTAGCGACTGGAAGGCTCGTCGCTCGGCAATATGGAAGCTGTCTAATGAAAAATATTGGTTGGCTATGGCAGCAGCTACCAACAGCCTGATGTTGTCGGATATGGATGCGGAGCACGCTGCGTGCATGTTGTTTGTCGAAGTGTGCGACTGGGCAGAGCTCGAGAAGAACGTGGATCTGACAGCAGCCGAGGAGGAAAATCTGAAGGGCGTGTTGTCGGAGCTGACGGATAGCGAGGCGTGGGAAGTGTTCAAGATGCTGCACGTGTTCTGGAACGACAAGACTGACCAGGGCGACATGATGCAATGGGCTTTGGACGTGACTTGGTGGCCGGCATGGTTGCCGGAGGAGTTGAAGGGAACCGACGAGGATATTGAAGAATAATCGTAATGCCATGTACGAAATAATAGATGTAATACACGACTATCTTTTTGTAACGCTCCGTCTGCGCGATGTGCAGACGGGCGCGATAAGAGACTGGCAACACTGGGATGACCTTGAGGATTGGCTGTGCAAAGAGTACGGCGTGAAGGATCTGAAAGGTCTCATTATAGAAGCTCTGCCTAAACATGGTGGTTGGGTCGATTCCCAGAAATAAAAACATTCAGCCAAAATTAAAACGACACAGAAAGAGTATTTGCTGTATTATTAACAAAAATTTAGAAAATATGAAAAAAGAACATTTAAATGAGCAGCTCTATGAGGCTTCGAGCAACATTTGCCATACATGGAATGTCCTGCTGGATATTCAGCGACAGTTTAATCCAGAACTGACAGACGACGACGGAAAATCGGTGCAAGCCGAGTATTACGCTCTGCGCGATGCTATTGCGTCTATAAAGTCGGCATACGAGGACATAAAGAATCTTTAAGTGTTGTGTTTTGACTTATAACGTTATAGACAATGGCAGAAAACAGTAAAACAACGAAATCGGCAGGCAGGCCTGCCATCGGTGGCAAGAGACGACAATACGTAGTGACTGACGATGTGCATGAGTGGATAATGGCGCACGGTGGTGGAAAATACATCACGGACACCATTCACGCTATTATGTCGGTGGCGCCTGAACAGAAGTAATAACAACAATAAAAACGAATTATTATGGCAACAAAGAAAGTTTATCCGTTTATTCATGCAGAGATGTTTGATCTTGAAGGCAACAACGACAGAAAGAATGTTGTGTTTGACGCGCGAGAGGTCGAGAGCTATGAATCATGGTCAAGTAAAGACGATGAAGATGAACAAGAGTGCGTACAAGTCAATTTCAAATCGGGACGAAAAATGTGTCTATACATGGAACTCGATCAAGAGCTTTACCCTGGCGACAATCTGATTACTGCAATCGACATGGTGCAGTACTCTCACTTCTGGCACGACAACGAGGACTCTACTCCGGACGAGGACTAACATTATAATAACTTTAATACTTTACAGAATATGGCTAAGATTATGGATTTTGAGGAATACCGCGCTTTGGTGGACGAGGTGAAGGTACATGATTATAAGTACTTCGCCTTGAACAATCCTACTATAAGTGACGAGGAATACGATGCACTGTACTTTGCATTGCAGGAGTATGAGGAAGCGCATCCCGACGAGGTACTGAAGGACTCGCCTACGCAGCAGTGCTACAGCGAGAACGGCAACGGCAAGCGCACCGTGGCGCGTCGCACGGCGTGCCTCTCGATGAAGAAGCTGCATGATGCCAAATCGGTAGTGAAATATCTGAGAGCGCAGCAGCGCACTGCCAATATCAGCAGTCAAGGCGCGAAGGTAGATATAGAGTGGAAGTTCGACGGCGAGACCGTGAGCCTTGTGTATCGCCGCGGCTCGCTCTCGGAGGCCACCTACGGACATGGCAAAGAGTTGTACGGCATCGACTGTCTGGAACATATAAAGCATGTGCAAGGCGTACCTGCCCAGGTGGACGTATGGAGACAGTACGACCGTGTAGAGGTGAGAGGTGAGGTTATCATCTCGCTTGATGAATTTGCCCGTTATAGCAAGGCTGGCAAATCCCCCCGTTCTACGAGCAACGGCATCATGGCGAAGAAGGTGGCTGTAACGAACGAGTGCAAGCGTCTGGAGTTTCATCCCTTCCGTTTGATTATAGACGGTGTGGTAAGACACACGGCTGCTATGCAGGCTCTTGAGCGTAATGGCTTTGAGACTTCGGGCTTCGTGTCGGCTCTCAATCTTGAGAAAACGGATGCCGAACTGGAGCAGGACATTGAGAACATCGTGTGCTCTGCCGAGGTGGAGCGTGAGTCGCTGCCCTACCCTACCGACGGTCTTGTGTTCAAGTTCGACAACTACGACTATTACGACCGTATAGGACATACCGATCATGACGCAAAGTATAATTGCGCTTTTAAGTTTCGACCGGTGTTTAAGGCCGTAACCACATATCGCGGACACCATACTACGGTAGGCGAAAAGACTGGCAAGGTGACGTATGTAGCCGACTTTGACGAGGTGGAAATGAACGGACACCGTTTCGCCCATGCCAACTGCGGAAGCGAGCGCACGTTCCTCCAGAAAGACCTTGTGGCAGGTTGCAAGATAGAGGTCAGCTTGCACGGAGATGTTATCGTGTGTGTGGATAGAAAGATTGAAGACGAACCGGCTATTGATGAGAACATTATCATTGAGGAAAAGCCTATCATTGAGGAAGAACCTATTGTTATTGACGAGGAGCCTCTTGTTATAGACGAATCGGGATTTGTTCATCATCCGGAGCCTCACGTTATAGAGCCGGAAGCAGAGTCGGAGCCTATACCTCAGCCGAAGCCGAAACGTAAGCGTAATTATCCGCAGGTAGGCGAGCCGACGCTACGAGAGGAACGTGAAGACACGTCGGCAAGGAGAAAGGATGGCAAACTGAGCGTAAAGAAGGTATTCGCCGGTGCGCTTGCTGTACTCATGTCAGCGTCAATGTTCGTAGTTGTGGTAGCATTCGCCGGAGCCGCCCTATTTTTTCTGCCGATGATGGGAGATGTTGCAAAGAAGTGAGTTATGTTTTTGTGGAAATGTGGAAATGTGGAAGTACAGAAATACATAAATACACATTTCCACAAAAACATAAAACAATAAACGCACACACACATAAATACATAAATACATAAACAAAGCAACTAACAAATTAATCAACTAACAAAGCAATACACATACAAATACACTTATAAATAAATTAAGCAATAAATAAACAAATAAATTAAGCAATAAATAAACAAATAAATGTGCATGGATATTTGTTTGTTTCAATTATAATTCTTAAATTTGCAACGTATTACAGATTATACGTGTTCTGTATATTTGAATAGTATCATCAATTTTAAAATATACTTTATAGAAGATGGAAAGACTAAGAGAAGTGCTTGCCTTTGTAAACCACAAAGGCGGTGTAGGAAAAACAACAACGGTGCAGAGTTTAGCGACCGGATTGCGCCGTTTTGGTAAAGGAAAATTCGGAGTGGATGCCGATGGACGCAAACGCTTGCCGCGTGTGCTCATTATCGACCTTGACCCGCAGGCGTGTGCCTCGTTCCTCTTCGGATGGAGCGAGACTCAGAACGCAGGTAAGCCTACCGTTTACGACGCATTGGTACAGCAAAGCAATTTGCCCGTTTATCAGGTACGTGAGGGAATTTATCTCGCGCCAGCTGCGTCGCAGCTTATATCCATAGAACCGTTTCTGAATCAGCGTGCATTGCCTCGCAAAGCCCTTTGTAAATTGCTCGCCAAGCCACTGAACGAGTTAGCAGGCACCGAACTGGCAGACGAAGGCGTGAACACCGTCATGGATGCTTTCGACTACGTGCTTATAGACTGCCCACCGGCTATGTCGTTGCTTACATACAATGCTCTCACAGCCGCTACGAGTGTAGTGCTGCCCGTGCAGCTCGAAGTGTTGGCAACAAAAGGTATTGCCGAAATCATCAACGCCATCGAGGAAACACGTGAGGATCTTAATCCCGATCTTGACATTCGTGGCTTGCTGATGGTAATGAGCAACGACCAGACCAACGCCACAAAGGAGTTTAAGGCATATCTCGGCGAAAAGTATCAGGACTATATGTTTGACGCTTATACGCGCCGCGACACGAAGATGGTCGAATCGCAAGCTATGCGAGAAGACATCTTTGCTTATGCACCGTATTGCAGGGTAGGGCAGGACTATGAGCGTTTTACCAAGGAGATAATCAACAGTTTCACTTTTTAATATTATAGGGTATGGCAAGAGAAATGAAGAAACGAGTTGCGCATTTTGGTCTGGAAAATTCAGACGCTATAGACGAGAACGAGCGCATTTTGGAAGCAGGTAGACAGCAGCGTCAGGAGAACAGGGAGAAAAAGGGAAGTGGAGAAGCGGCTGCGAATGCTGTCACTGCTTCGTCCGCAGAAGTTCCGGCGACTGGAAAGCAGACTTTTTCTACAACAACGTCTGAGACCGAGACATCGACAACTATAACTCCTGTAGCAGATCAACCGGCAACCACATCATTCAGCAACGATATTGCTGCGAACATGCGTAAGCCGAAGGGTAAGAAGACCGAGAATGGCATCACCATATACGTGCCGATGGAGTATTACGAGCGTATCGCCTTGATGAAAATGCGCACTGGCGTGCCTATCAAGGATTTGGCGCTACAGGCTGTGATTGAATTTTTGGACAGAAACAAAATGTAAAATCTAAAACTAATCTATTGTGAAGAAGATTATATCAGTATTGTTCGTACTCTGCCTCTGTATGGCAGCAAGCGCACAGCAGCACATGAAGTTTATGGGAATACCATTAGACGGAACGGTGGACAACTTCGCCTTGAAGCTGAAGGCTAAGGGTGTGACATACGATGCAGCGAAGTCGAGAACTGCTGGGCAAGGCTGTAGAGTCTTTAACGGCACGTTTATGGGTGAGAACGCTACGATTAAAGTTGCTTATAATCCTAAAAGCAAAATGGTGTTCAGTGCTGCGGTTGAAATGCAGTATCCAACTGTAGAGTCTGCTCATATCCCTTTCTTGAACTTAACCGAGAGCTTACAACAGAAATATCCTAACACCAAGCCCGAGGAAAACATAGGTCCAGATGGCGATGTTATTGGACTGGCGTTTAATATTCCTGACGAAACAGGTGACAACAGCATTGGTTTTATTCTTCAATCATTGAAAACGTCCAGCTCCGGGCATGGAATTTCTATTTGTCTGATGTACACCGATATGGACAACTTTGAAAAATGCGAGGCGATATTCAACGAGGACTTGTAATATGTAAGGTAAAATCCTACTAAAGTTTTTTACCTTGGTGAAAAAGGTCATAATGTTTTTTACCTTAAAAGGGGATTAAGAGGTGAAAAGGTCATAATGTTTTTTACCTATTATTTAAAATAAACATAATAAAATACTTTGTTTGTTTTATTTAGGAAAGACAAAAAATGTACTTATATTCCTATATATTAAGCAGTTAGAAAGATTGCGAGGTAAAAAACATTATGACCAAATATCCCTAAAAAGGGCGGTTGAGGTAAAAAACATTATGAATTCTTTACCAAAATCACGTAAAAGCATCTATTATGGAAAGAGAAAAACATCTACCGCAACAATATATCAGTACCCCCTTTGCTTACACAAAGTTCTCCAAGAACCTGTCATTGCTTCAGCAAACGGTATTGACTAAGGTCAGTGAGCACCTACAGGGTTATGTGCGTCATTTCTTTGGAAGTGAATTACGAAATGACCCGAAGGTGCCGCGTCCTCTTTTTTCCGAAGCAGAAAAGAACAACGGTATGCCGGAGTTTGTTATGTCGTATGCTGAGTTAGGTGTGGATATAGCCAACTATAATGTAGCGCGTGCAGCCGTCCAGGAAGTTCTAAACCTAACCGTTGATGCTCCCAGTGAGGACAGCGACGGCAAGGCTTCCGTCAAGGCTTTTAATATCTTCACGCACGCCAATATTTCTTTTGAAGGTGGTACAGGCGTGTCTTTCAGACTGAATCCCGAGGTCGTGGACTATGTGTTTGACATGAGTCAGGGGTATGTGCGCCATCCTGCTGATATAGCACGAATAGGACAGATTGAGCGTATGCCCATGATGTATTATTATCTGCATAAGAAATCAGAGCACTGGAAGCATCGGGTTGTACGCTTGACGGTATTAGAAATAAAGACATATTTTGGTATGCTGGGCAAGATTACCGAAGGCACAGACGAAAGGTCTGGACGACCACGAAAAGACGGAAAAGAGAAGAAAGAGGCTTATCCTAAGTTCTCTCAGTTTAAGAAGAATGTCATTGAGACAAGCATCAACGACATCAATCGCTTGCGAAAAGTCGGATTGCTTGATGTTTGTGTGTCGTATGAACCTATCTATAACGGCAAGCGCAAAGTTGGTAATCCTGCACATATAGAGTTTACAATCTATGACACCATCGGGCAAATGCAACAAGCTGTGCAACAAAGACAACAGCTCAATCTCTTTGCTGATGTTGAGGAGTTGAAGCCGAAGTCAGGCGAAAAGGAGTGGCAGAAGCTTTTGACCATGCTTGACGGCGAAACAGGCGAGTGGCTGGGTAGTGATATGTCGGACTTGTTGAAAAAAGTGACGCTTGATGATTATGACGGCAAGACTGTCCGGATTATTGCGACTCAGGAGCAGGTGACAGCCATAGAGAATCTATTGGAGAGCAATGTACTACAAGGTAAGTTTAGCCAATTACTTGGCTATTGCTTTAAGGGCAATAAACGTAAAAAGGTCTGTTTGGATTATAAAAAACTTAACAAATAGTTTCACACCGCTTACCCATTCCCAAAGGTAGGCGGTGTTTTTTAGTATGTCCTGTTTGTGTCGGCGACTTTTTTTATTTTTGTACACAGAAACCAACAAGACATAAATATATGGGAAAAATCAAAATCATTACATTATGGCTTATGGCTGTAATCACGTTAATGAGCTGCGCCGCCTCAAGAAAGGTGGAGCAGGGGAGTAGTGAGCAACGGCGTGATAGTGACGTAACTATCGTTAAGGACAGCGTGGTGAAGTCGGAGACGATGACGGACAGCAGCACCGTTAGAGTCACGGACGAGAATCATACATCTGGCACTATGACCGACAAGGGTAGTAACGAGGAAACTATCACTGAGCGAGTGACTGAGAGTACGGATGCCCAAGGCAACAAGACCACCACCACCGATCGAACCGTACACCGCAAGGGCGACTATGAGCGCAATGCCACATACGAGGCACGACTGAAGCATCAGGAAGAGATAATGACGCGGATGCAGCACGTAATAGATAGCTTAGTGTTGAGCAACAGGCTGAACGCGGGTGCCCACTGGGCGAAGAAGGACAGCACGAATGTGGTGAAGGAGAAGAACACAAAGAATATAAAGTCTACGTCAGAATGGTGGCGGCTTGCTCTGATTGTTTCAGCATTTCTTCTCTTTTTCTTTGTTTTTGTACCTCGTTTTATGGTAAAAAGAATAAAGCATAAGAACTTATGAGTAGAAAGAAACAAGACATAATAGAGAATACCGAGCAGCCGGAAGTCACCTTACAAGACTTTGTTATCCCTGCCAAGATAGAAGCCTTTTGCGAAAAATACAAGCCGCTCGACCATTGGCGTGAAGACTGCGACATATTCACCGACTATCAGCTTCGTACGTACTTCAAGGCAGTAGTATGTCCGTTGGGCGATCCGTTGGCATTGTACCTTCAGGAGCTGGCTGTGAGAGGCTTTAAGATGAAGGACGATGAATGTGGAGAGCCTGTCATCTACGCTGTGCTAAGGTGATTTTTGTTTTTGAATTTTGAATTATCGGTAAAGCCGATTTTGATTTGTCAATTTTGAATTTAGAATATATGAAGAAACCTCATTATTATTACAAGGTGTCGGCTACGTCTAATGTAGGTAGCGACATTCAGAAGTTTATGAACCGCTGCCAGGAAGCCGAGCAGAAGGCTCTTGATTGGGCTAAAAAACATGGAGCAGAGCACTATTACGAGTCGCCTGAAGGCATGGCAGGTGGAGTAGGAGCCGTGGAGTTTGCCGACACCACCGGACGTGACGGTTGGGATAAGGAAGTGTCGCCCGATGGTCGTGTGTTCTTCTTCCCCATCGAAGGCACCGACTTGGAAAAAGAGATGAATGCCCTGCCAGTCGTGAGTGAGGCAGAGCTGTTTTGCATACTTAACCTTCAGCCGAAGCGCACGAAAGACAACCTGCCTTTGCCCATGACGTTTGGAAATAGCACGCCCATCGTATTCCTGCATCAAGGTTACTGGTATGCCGACGTTCCGTATGTAAGTGCCGACATGACACTCATCGGGATAGAGGAAAAAGAGTTTTATCGTCGCAAGATGGCAGCGATAAACGAACGAAAATAAATAGTAAGTAGTAGATAATAAGTGGTTAATAATTAGTTTTTAGTTTAGATTTTTTGTGCGTTACCCGTCCGTGAGGATAGGTAACGCTTTTTTGTCAGTCTTGTGTAGGACGGTCGGCAACCATATAACCATCATCCATGCTCATATTTTTGTAGCTTTTTGCTTCGTTGAGCATACGAGTGAGATTAGCGATTTGCTTTTGTTGTTCTGCAATCACATCGAGCAGACGTGCGCGTTCCTCGCTATGACGCTCTTCGCTCTTCATGCGTTTAGCTTCGAGGTCGAGCAGTGCTTTCATATTTTGGTCGCTAACATTGCCTACTACGATCATCTCTCCTTGCCCCGTATCGTGCGTCTGGACACATATAGAGGAGGGATTGTCCGTACCGCTGCACTCTTTTTTATCAGAATCAACAATTCCTGGTACGACGGACGGAATTAGCTGCACGTCTAACGGGTCGAGAAGCGCACGACTGCCAGCTTTACGCTCTGTAACATAGCCGCCGTCAGGAGCGAATATGTCACCTTCTTGTGGTTGTACGTACATTGAGTTTCCCGTTGGGTCGCTATCTTTGTCGTAAAAGAAAGCTGAGATAGGCACTTGAAAGGTGTTGCAGAAGCGCAGAATGCTTGATACAGGCATGGGACATCTGCCTTGCTCCCATAGACGCAGACTGTTGTTAGACGTTGATCCGATGGCTTGCAGGATAGTGTTGATGTTTATCCTGCCGTTGGCCTCCATCCATCTGTTGAGAAACGAATAATTGTATTGGTACTTCATAACTGAATTATTTAAAAACGACACTTAAATCGTTAAAAAAGATAAATACTGAAAAATAAAAGTAGCTAAGCTATTGTTATTTATATTTTAATTCTTAAATTTGCAACAAATATAGTGAATAACTGAAAAATGACAAAGGAAAATATCGAGAAAATAACAACACCATTGCAATCTTTGAACGCTAAAGATATTTCAGTGGAAGAAAAGAAATCGTTGTCTGATTTTATGCAGGCAAAAGGCTTCTCCGTAGCCACTTTTTATCTGCGTTTCTTTAAGAACGGCTTTTCTGTTTGGGAAATCATCGGCATTAACGAATGTAAAAAACAATTTTTAGCTATGCCGGAAGTAGCCGAGCTATTATTGTCGTATGCCGGAGACGAAGAGCAAGGAGCCGATAAGGGCGACAAGGGGTATCTCTATACCTTAGCAAAGAGTGATAAGGTTGGTGCTTTCTACGAATGTCTGAGACGTGCCAATACTGGACTTTGTAAAAAGTTCTTCGACTTCATGAATGAGCGCGGTATGAGCACCGGCACAGTTATCAAGCGTTTTACCACTGACAACTGGAAAGAATGGGAGTCTAATGGTATTAAGAATTGTCTTTGTCAGTTTAACCTAAACTAAATAAAATGATAGATGTTACTTTAGATTTTGAGACCTGTGCACTTGCACCTACAGCTGCCGTGATGAGTGTCGGGGCAGTAGTATGGAATCGCGATGGAGATAAATCACCTTTTTATGGTGGCAATAGTGCTGTTAAATATCCTACATTCTCGGCTCATGTAGACCTTCGGGGAATGTTCATCGAGGGTTTTACTTTCGATGAAGAGACAGCCGATTGGTGGAAGCAGAAGAGCGAAGGAGCAAAAGCTGCAGTTCTTGATAGTGATGATGACGCTACACCATGTTCGCCTATACAGACTGTTGTGCGTAACTTTTTTGGATGGGTTAAAGAAATCAAAGAAGCGTTGCACAATCAGGACTTGTGTCTTTGGGCTCAAGGTTCAGATTTTGACATTGCTATTTTGCGTAATATCTGCTATAAGTTGGGCATAGAAGTTCCCGTGCATTACACCAACTTCCGCGACCATCGCACGTTTATCTACGAGGCGGCTCGCTTGATATGTAATGCCCGTGGAGAGTTCTATCATCCGAGTAAGGCATACGACCTTGTTGAGGATTATAAGGACATTGATAAAGGCGCGGAACACGACCCTGTATTTGACTGCAAGCGCAGCATCTATTCCACATGGCAGATGATGCGAAAGTTGGCTTGTTTGAAATATATTGAATAGAAATGCCTAACCATGAGTATCTGAATTGCCCTTACATCCCTAATCGCCGGAACAAAAGGCAAGGACGGCCTACGCATCGGGAATATCTACACCGCATAGCCTATACGGAGACCGTGCGCGACTATGACAGCGACAACAAAGTACTGCTTTTCCATGCTCCATTCGCCTTAGTGAAGGATGTGTGTCAGAAGTTGTTCACGATGATGCAGGGCAATGTAGGGAATATAATAGTAAGAAACGAGCATTCCTGCCGAGTGAAAAACGGCAAGTGTTATTGGCGTGTGGCTGTGGAGATAATAGATCTTAATGAAAGCGTCATTTCGTTTAAGGAGTTCGTGCTGATGCTGATTAACTGCATGAAGAACTTGGCTAACTGCACCATCCGACACTTCCGCACGGAAACGTTTCTGAACTTATAGTAAAAACAAATGTAAAAACAGAAAGAATAAAGGACAGCATGGAGAATGAGGTAGCGGCAACGCCCTCCTATCAGTAAGTTTTATCAGGGTGGACACAAGAGCCTCGGATTCTGGTAATACCGAAAAGTTTGGCATTTCATCGCTGTCCTTTCTTTAATAATAACAGCAATCATGTTCTTTCATCCTATCATAAATCGTCTTGCCAACATCGACCTGCACCTTCTCGTGAAGCCCGCCAACGAGCAGCGCATCGAAGGTCAGACCGCATGTTTCTGCCCTATCTGCCAAAAGGGGCAGGACGCGGATGTCGATGCCAAGCAGACACCCCACTTCATTATTTATGAAAATGAGCGAGGTGGACTTTATTCGGGCGTGGGTGTTGACGACAACCGAATGGCAGAGCATGGTGCCGTGAAGTGGAAATGCACCCGCACGGGCAAGACCGGCTACGGAGCCATCGAGTTGTACGCAGCCAAGATGAATATTCCAATGCACGGATATAGTCTTCAGCGCATCTGCCAAAGACTTGTAAGGGATGTGTATGGCGATACCGACGAGGTGCGGCGTGCCTTCCCAGAGGTGTTTGCCAAGATGGACTACCGTACTCAGGCACAGCAGACCATCGAGACTTTCTCTTTCATGCCGAAGACCGACTTCTCGCCACAAGAGCTTGCAGCCCTTGGGTGTGAGGTGACGCTCGACAAAGGATTGCCTCGTTTCGGCTTTGGCAGTACGTTTACGCCCGACATGCTCAACAAGGACTTCCGCATCTACTCTCTGTTGAGTGTCACGCTGCCCGACGTAATACGCGACGGTCAGCATGTGAGCGAGATTATCCACGGTACGCCGTGGAATCCGCTGTTCGTATGCTTCGCCTCACAGGAGATAGGTCCGCAGAACTCTTACGGATGTTTCTTCCGTCCGGCAATGGCAGGGAGTGAGCCGATAGTGTTCTCTACCGCCGAGGAGCACAGCGTGAGAAAGGTGAGCAAGTGGCTCATGGGCGACAACGTGTTTGTTTATGCGATGGATAATCGCAAGAGCGACAACACCGCCGTACATGCTGCCATCGCCAAGTACGCCCCCGAAGAAAAATATACCGAGACCAAGGAGGTTTGGGAGGAGAACGAGACTAAGGACGGAGTACCGAAAGGTACGTTCAAGAAGGTGGACGTAAAAATCCCTACCGCCGAGATAAAGGCTCGCAACATCGTCTTTTGTCGTACACCCGAAGACGCATTGAGTGTGTATTATGCCATGCGTTCCTTGCGTCTTGACAAGACGGAAGACCAGCACTTCCAAGACTTCTGTTGGTATCACGTGGCGTTCTCCATCGGACGGAGAAACTTCTGGTACATAGAGCGTGGCGAGTGGAAACGGGAGAATCTTGATTTTAGCGGCGTACAATATCAGAAGATGAACCGTTTTGCCGAGCGTGTGATAATCCTCTATCCCAACGACATTGTCTCGCAGCGTGATTGTGGCGCGATAGCCACCAAGTTCAGCTCATTGCATTATGCCATGTTGCCTGAAGGTTTCCGCTCGCGCTATTGCCGACGCTGGCAATGGCTATATGGCTGCTCTCCCCGAAGCGTGCGCGACTATCTGCTGACGTACACCATGAACGCGGAGGAGAACTTCCAGTTCGACCATGACCTTCGCCTTCCGCTCTATTCCCGATTGCGTGGAGCCAGGAACACGGAACCTTTCGAGATAGAATATCCGCGTGACCCTCGAAGCGGAAAGCCAAAGCCACCTACCTGCAAGGTGTCGCCTACGCGATTGTGGCTCTTTATGAGCGCTCACGGATATTATCGCATGATAGACCCCGAGAGCACCGACCTTGTAGGACAGTATATCCACCTGAATAAATGCTTTGTGGAATATATCGACGCAAAGAGTATTATCCAGGCAGCAAAGACAATGCTTTTGGAATATATAGAACAGGCATGGCGGCATAGCGACAACGAGCGACGCTTGATGTCCGACTGTGCCAATATGGTGGATAAGACCTTCACGGAGAAGTCTGCCGGAGGTTTGCAGAGTATGGTGATTAACTTTGCCGATGCCTTCGATGCAAAGACGGAGTACTTTTACTTCAACAATGTAGCACTGAAGATAACGCCCGACAGCATTCGCACAGTGTCGTATGACGACATCAACTTCTTTATCCCCTCGCTTGCCAAGAAGCCGTATGACTTCACGATGCGGGTGTTCAAGACACCGTTCACCATCACCGAGCGTCAGGAATACCGCGACCGACTGGAAGCGATTGACAAGAAGGAGAAGATGCAGAATGAGGACGGGTCGCCAGTGTTCACTATCACCGAGATAGGTCAGATGAAGGCCGACCTCGACGAGTGGGCGCAAACCTATCGTTGGGATGTCAACTGGCAGGGAAAACAAGAAAAAGACCTTTGGCCTATCTTGCGTATTGTGCGTGGTTGCTCCAACGTTCTTTGGGAGCGAGAGCAAGAAGCGCAGCGCAATAAGGAAGAATTGACGGAATTGGAAAAAGCCGTTGTAGGTGCTCATTTCGTCAATATGATTTCAGGCATTGGCCGTTTGTGTTATCGTTCCAACAAAGGTATGATGCCAGTCTGTCCGTACTTTCTTGAAGACGATATTCCTGACGAAAAACAGGCTACTGGAGGTTCGGGCAAGTCTATCATCGTGAAATTGGTAGTCGGCAGTGCTGTGAACGTGCTCGACATTGATATGAAGCGCATGGAGCAGATTACCGATGCGAGGTTTGTGTTGGGCAATCTGCTCAGCGAACCGTTCAAGTATAGGGTTCTACACTGGGAGGATAAGCAAAAAGGATTCCCAATGAAGTACTTCTACAATATGGTTACTACAGGACTGACGGTAGAAAAGAAAAGCGTAGATCTGGAACTTGTCCCACTAAAAGACGCCCCTAAACATGTCATCACCTGCAACTATCCTTTGTCGGACGATGACGACTCAACAGTAGGACGTTTCCCTCTCGTCAGCTTCTCAAATCGTTTTGCCAGAGCCAATCCGCAGAAGCGCAAAGCAGCACGTCTGATGTCGGCGTTGATGAAGAACTTCAGCGACAAGCCGGAAGAAATAGATGACACCGACCGCAACCAAGCCATTTACATCTGCGCCTTGGCAGTGCAGTTCTTGATGCGCTATCACACCTTTGCCATTGCACCGCAAGGTAATGTGCGTCGCCGCCAGATGGTGCAGAAGCTCACCGAGAGCATTGTCCGCTACTTCGAGTGGTTCTTCTCTCGCAACGAGGTTTACGGAGTGCCGATATGTACGGACGACATGTTCAACGAGTTCATGCGCGACTGGGCGGATGCCTCTGAGGGCAAGTCGAAGGAGTATAGCCGTGCTACCTTCAAGAAGAAGATATACGACTATTGCGAAAATATGTCGATAGCGTGTAATCCTAAGCATCTCTTCGAGAACGAGAGTGACAAGCAGCGCAAATGCTTTAAGCTCCAGGCATGGGTTACGCAGGAATACTTCACCGGTCGTGAGTGGGAGAATGACAATACCATCGAGCCGAAGTTTATCCGCTATATGCAGACCTCCAAGCACGTCTTCTTCTTCTTTCGTCCTGGCAAGGATGCAATACCGAAGGACTACCGCGAGCTAAAGCGCATAGCAAAGCAATATGCCGAGCAGCCCGACCCGCTGCCATACCGCGACGATGACGGCAATATCGTTCAACTCACTGATGAAGAGAAAGAACGCTGGGAGAACAATAAGACACGCAAGCAGGGTAGGCGTATGGCATCGCCTCCGGCAATTACTACCGCCGCAGCTGTTACGCCGGACGTAAAGGAGGAGGATCTGCCGTTCTGATGCAGTAATAATTATGTAAAACGAGAATTAATGATAGCACGTGAAACGTTAGAAAAATTAAACGTCTGGGATGTTCTTGTCCGAGTTTCTATCGAAAAAGACAGAATAGAGGATGAAGAAATACTGCTTGTCGTCAAGTGTGGAAAGAATCGGTTTGATCCATTTGGAAAGTCTGGATTCAACTTGCGCTGTGCTCTAAGTCTACCTTTAGACACATTGAGGTTGTTCAGAGAGAACTATTTACTCTATGATTATATTCCAGGTTGGGAATGCGATTTTTCTACCGATGAAGATGATTTGGAAAATAGGTCGTATTATTCATTTCGTAGAGCGACTTTAGTGGAAAGGTGTCTATTTGCCCGTGAACTTAAAGAGCAATATGGAGTAGCCGGACAATCTGACATTGAAGTTCAGCCTATAGACATTCCTATGGAAATAGTCAATGTTGAAAAAGATTGGCTTGGCGGAGGAAGCAAAGAGTACCCGAATGTGCCTTTCGCTGTAGATGTGAAACACGAAGGAATAAGGTAATTTGTATAGAGAATACTGAAAGTACAACTTAAAATATTTATAGAGTATGAAATTATACCGTTACATGTCTTCTTTTGAGATAGCTAAGTTGTTTCATCGAGAGATATTGAAAAATACTACTGACCACAGCAAACTTCGTGGTACAGCAAGTACGGCAAAAGGATTCTGTTTTGGAATTGGTGACATGGAACAGGCTAAAAAGGATCTTAGACGACTGAAGGGAATCGTCACTTTTGATGCCATGTTAGTGTTCACACCTAAAAACATTGATAAGTTTACACAATGTAAAGGTCGCTATATAGATTATGATAAGATTGATGCTGAAGGGAAATCTATCACAGACTATCCCATAGGAAAAGAACCCCACAAGTACTTCGATGAATATTGCGCCGAGAGTTATTCTGTTGACGACATTGAAAAAATAGAGTGTTTTGAAGTGGTACGCCATTCTTTTCCTAAAGCAAAATTCAAATAAAATAATACGCTATGCGAACATTCATCCCCCCCAAGTGCGAAAACTGCATCTCTTACGACCATGTAAAATGCGGTTGCAGAGAGAAAAGCTCACCTCTGTTCGGCGGCAATATTAGTCCGTTTCACCTTGCTTGCGGCAACTTTATAAGCGTGTCAAAGGTATATGCACCAAAGAACCGTGTAAAGAAGTGGTATAAGGTGCGCACGATGGACGACATGAGCGACAGCAGATCGAGACTATATTAAAAAAACAGTAAACAAATAAAAACAACAAAAACAAAATGGCAAGTTACAACGGCAACATCGACCTGCTCTCCTTAAATGGAGCGCAGGTGTTCAAGGGTATCGACTCGAAAAACCCCGAGCGTGTATATGTCTGCATTCCGGCAGGCTTGAACGAAATTAAAGTGGAGCAGGCTCCTAAAGACCCTACTCGCACATTGGCTAAGTTGCGTGTAAACATCTGGCCACTCAACGAGCAGTACAAGGCTAAGGTGCGCCAGGCTGCTTTGGAGCGTGGCGACAGCAACGTGACCGTACCGACACACGAAATGCAGATGTCGTTTTCGGTTGACTATATCAAGGACATTGTACGGAAGTTTCCGAAGCTCGTAGAGCAAGTGAAGGAAGCCAACAAAGAACGCGACCCCGAGATTGTAAACCAAGACCCCACCGACGAGAATACTCACCTCTTCAAGGCTATCCGCCAGCGAATGAATAAGCGACTGGCTATGCTCTACCAGCCACAGACAACACAGCAGCCTTCACCATACGCCACACCGAATGTAGGCGTAGCAGGAGCAGCTACCGGATATGTGGCACCAGCCGAGAATACTGACCCACTCGCAGGCTATACCGATGCCGACGTAGGCGACCTGCCGTTCTAATTCAAAATGCGCAACGCACATAATTCAAAACTCAAATTTCAAAATTCAAAACTTATGAAGTTACAAGCCCTATCATCCAAAGCCCTGCACGCTGCCCTTAACAAGTCGGCAAAGTGTATCGGCTCCAAAAATCCCATTGCCATTTTCGACAATGTGCTGCTGACCTGCAACGAAAGCGGTCTGTTCTTTCTTACGTCATCTACAGCAGAAGCACAGCTCACCATCCCGGCGCCCATTTCGTTGTGCGGTGGCAAGTTTGATAAGCCGATAGTGCTACCTATAAAGATGCTCAGTTCGCTGTTAGGCACACTGCCCGACTGCGTTGTCACTCTTGATATAGAGGAGGGTGGATCGTCGTTCACTGTAGAGTATTGCACCGGCAGTGGCGACAACGTTAAGTCGGGCAAGGCTAAAATGGCTTATTTCTCGGGCAACGAATCCCCTCAGATGCTATTGCCCAAGAGTGAGGCATCAACAATTATTTGCCTGCCTTTTCAGTTGTTCCATTCTGTTATAGATACTGCTGATAAGTTTGTTCAGATAGACGAACTTCGCCCCCAGCTTTCCAGCTTGTGTGTAGACATTGCCGACGACCGCTCAGAGGTGGTCTTTGCGGCTACGAACGGACATACGCTTGCAAAGATAGTACACAGCAATGATCCGCAGAAGGGTGGCAGTGATTTCTTCCGTAGTGGCGAGCCTCGCAAGACGCTTATCCACCGCAATTACTTCCGCACGTTGTCAGCCTTTGACGGATGCGAGGAGATCAGCATCGAGAACGACGGAAACACCATCCGTTTTTCGTCGGGCGACATCGAACTTATTTGCAAGCACATGGAGGGCAAATACCCTAACTACAGCGGCGTAATTCCGAAGTCCAACCCCTACTTCGTCGTATTTGACAAGAAGGAAATGACTGACATCCTGCGCCGTGTCAGTCTGTTCTCAAGTAGCGCAAGCAATCTTGTAAAGGTAGAGAAGAACGGCATTTTCATCAACGTTTCTGCGAGTAACATGGATTTTGCTTTGTCCGGCGAAGACCAGGTGCTCATATCTAACGCAGAGTGCCCCGACAATTTCCGCATCGGATTGAAGTCGTCGGCTTTTCAGACCTGTATCAACTCCATTCCGTCGGACACCATACGAATGCAGTTGCTCGATGCTTCGCACGCCGTAGTGCTCACCGCTGACACACCTGCGCCTAAAGTGATGACGCTTGTGATGCCGATGCTGCTTGACGATTAATTGATAATTCATAACTAATAATTAATAATCAAATGGACGATACTCTCCTCTTTATTCCGCCTTGCTGCGTAGACAATAAGCTGCCCAAGGCGGTCAACCAGGCACCTCACCGTCAGCTCACGTTTTACACACATGGCGACGTAACGGTGGAGAAATTCTATAAGGCAGTGAGCCACCTCGTGATAGACTCTCACGTAATGGTGCTCACCATGCCTTTGCCTAAGCAAGAGACATTTATGTTTCTTGAGCAATGCTTTGAGCGAGGATGGATAACCCACCTCGTGCTATCCACCTACCGCTCATGCGACTCGCTCATAGCAAAACACCTTGGCGATTACGTCGACCGCATCATCTATGCGCAAAGCGACGACGTGAGCGACCTAAGCAGCCACATGGTGCTCTACAACAAAGACAGGGCATTGACACTAAGCGGACCGATGTTCGACCGTCCGCAAATAGATGTACGACTGGCTGCATACACAATAGTATTCCATCCCTCCCACCTGCTAAACTCTACAGCCGACTGGGGCAATTCGCTCCGTAATATTCTCTTCCCCGACGTACTGCGTCAGCGCAAGAAGATGTTTGCCGGAGGTGTAAAATTGATAAAGGATAAGGAAATCGACAGGTTCATACACTTGGAATTTCCACCATTCAAAGAAGAATAAATATGAGACCACTTACACAGTCATTCACCGAGCTGCGCCGCTATATGGAAAAGTGGCAATGGAACGACCCACGCACGGGACAGCGCGTCACAGGCTTCAATCCACCGCAGACAGCACGCAACGTGGCACGTATGCCGTTCTACATACGTTTCCTCACCAAGACGGGACATGTAGACACCGGCACCTGCGTCTGCCTCTCGGTTGACACCATACGCCACCAGCGCAAGGTGCAGTTTGTGGAGAGTGGCGAGATAAGGGTTGTGAACGACATACTCGTGCTCGAAGTAGATGGCACGAGATTTATAACGCATTAAAACGATTTGTTTACATGGAGTTTAAGTCATTTTTTATGGTAGATTAATATTGTTTTTAAAGCACTACTCTGGTTCGTGAGAATAGGAGTGGATTTCTAAAACGTTTTTATTTTTGATGGAATTTAGTTTACTTTCTCGCTCGTGAGAGTGGGGAAGTTTTTAGAGTTTTTTATTTGCTCCGTGTGCGCAGTCTATAATATAAACAACTTTTAAAAAATCAAAACTATGAATTTGTTCAAGTCAAAGAAAAAGCAGTCGCTAAAAGAACTGCGTGACCTTACCGCCGTTTGTTCAATTCTCGACGAGTTTGAGCGTAGGGGCATTATCTTCTGGCGTCGCAGGGACAATCTTCTCCTTATCGAGGAAGTCCTCGCTGTGTTAAAGTTGGCTGAGGGACGTGCCGGCTTCCACAAGTTCCTCAATCAGGTTGCCATGTGGCAGAGTAATAAACTTATTAACGAGGCCTACGAAGCATATCGTATAGAGGTAGAAACGGACGCCGTGCGTAAGGCACAACTCAAGTTCGCAAATCTCACCAAAGCCGACATTATGCGCATCCGGCAAGAAGCAAGAGAAAACATGCCGATGCTGCCTATGGAGCAGCTTGACTGCATCAAGGAGTTCGACATATTCGTTGTCCGAGCTAATGCTCCTTCGGCGCAGAATGCTACAGAAGAGAGCGGTCAACTCCTTGCTCTTGGCCATTACGACGGAGAGAAGGTAGAGATGGCAATGTACGATGACGTGAAACACAACCTTGTAAATAGCGACAATGATTAAAGTGTCTTTCAACCATCACGATTTTCTGTTCGCCATCGAAGGATTTGTTCGTGGCTCGCATCTACGTCAGCACGTATGGCGCAATATCGTCTATAAGGCAATTCCTCAGATGTCTGCTGACGATATGGACTTTTTGTGGTTTTTCCTTCGTCGAGATACGTTCGGTGTCTATTTCTGTCAGAATAGCCCCCACTTCGGCTACTATGATTTCATGCACGTGCTCGCTGCTCTGCATCGGGGCAATCGCTATAAAGTGTTGTTCAGGTCCGAGGATGGTACCAAAACGTTCAGGGCGTTCTGCTATCGCTTCCACGGCAAGTATAGACCGCTGCATCTTTATTATTTCGATGAAAGTATGCGGAGGTGGAAACTTCAACATGCAATAGAAGCGTTTGATGCCTTTATTCCTGACGATCAGATAAAGATGGCAGTAAGAAGGCGAGGGGTGCGCAATGAGTACGTACAAGAAGACAAGGAAGAGTGGTGGAACGATCTTGACATATACGACGACTTTTGCGAGCGTTTTAACTTAATAAGTCAAAATTAAAAAGCTAAATGTATAGATATGGACCCTAAGCTAAAGAAATTTATAAAGCAGTACAAGGATAGTTGTAATAAGTTGGCAGAACTCGTCAATATGCAACTGTTTTCCGGTTGCCGCAAGTGGTATTGGATAGGAGAGGAAGTAGGTGGGGCGTGCGACTTTGAGGAAGCCGACGTACTGAATCCGGAAGACATGCTTCGCATCATCGAGAATGGTCTGACCTATGACGAATATGCCGAGTGGCGAGACGCTAACCTCGACAACAATCGCTACATCAATCTCAAGTCGTGGCTCATGGGGCTACGGCATGATATGTTGAAGGAGTAAAAAGAGTAAATGGATTTGTCGTTCTACAAACAAAGGATATGTTTAAACAATTAAAAGAAAACCTATTGCAGACGTTTAAGGAAAATATGGAGCCTGTAATAGATATGCTTGACGAGCACTCTAAAAGCATTAAAGAGTTGGAGCAGCGCATAAGTCAGCTGTCCGCAAAGGGCAGTGATGTTGTGGGAAATAAGAATATGGAGTTTATTATTGAGAGTCCTGCTCCGGGTGATCGCGACAGTTATTATGCTGTTGACGGCGAATATTGCAAGTTTTTAGATCCCGAAAACCCTGGGCAGTATATTATCGCCATTTTGAAAGGACCCTACGGCAAAGGGAAGATGGTCATGTGTCACGCTTTTTTGATACACGAACAGAACAACGTTGAGGTCCTTTATGTGGCAGACGATACTTTGTCGATACCATATAGCCACTATTCGAGAGGTTTCTGTAATCTTATCGGCAAGAATGCGTCTTTGCATCTACGGGAGACATACAAAGTGGCAACCCTCACGATGGAGGATGTGAAGCAAATCAACGATTATATAAAGAAGGTTGGCTATACGGCGGATTTTAATGCAGAAGTGATCGATACTCTGTTTCGCCATTTTGTTTCTGCAAAACTTACACGCCCTCTTTTTAAGACACCCAAACATCGTCATGGAAAACAAAATAACAAGTAATATTTAATCATACTACTATAAGAGATATTTGCAATTTTCATTCTTAAAACTTTGGAAGGGCAGACGTTGTGATAACGTCTGCCCCTCGCCTTTCTTTATATACTCGACAACTCAAAATTAAATAATCCAAAATGCGTGTAGCGCACAATTCAAAACTCAAAACTCCCATCATCTTCCACTTGGCAGCACAAACCAACCGCCACCGCCACGGAAGAATTTGTAACCTAAATACAGAGTATCGAAGGCATCCGTGAAGTCGGTACGTTGCTGTAAGGGCAGTGTGTCCTCACTTTCTGGCTTCTTTTCGCCCGACTTATCCTTATGAAATCCTTTGTACGAAATCTGCACTTCGCAGAGCTGCATGGCTATGATAAGATCGGGGTTGTTTATTTGGTTAATACGGATGGCGGGGTAGGAGAGGTGAGCAAGACCGTCGTTAATGATTTGATGTTTCACCTCATGCTTTTCTGGCGCACCCATGTCTATTGCTGTCACGTTCCAACCTCGTTTCTCCAGTTCTGCAATCACTATCATATAGAAGCGTTCGTCGCTCGAAGCGTACGAGGCTCCCTGCTTGGCAGTGGAATCGTAGAAATACGTCACGTCGCGGTTGATGGCTCGCTTCGGAGCGTAGTAGTCCGAAAAATCGGCAATTAGTTCGCGTAGTTTGCGCTCGTTCTTTACGTAAAAACTCTTTATCACATTCAGACACTCCATGCCGTCACGCGCGTAGCCTTGTCCCACAACGAGCGTATTGATGTTAGCGTTATAGTCGAGAGCTATATATAGAGGCAGGGAGTTGATGCAGTCGGAATCCATGCGGCAGTCGTTGCGCTCGGCGAGTTCCTGGAAGTCGGGTTGGTAACTCTCGCTTGTGATGCGTTTGCCGTTGATGATGCCACTTACCTTTTGTGTGCTAAAATTCGCCTGATTAAGAACATCATCATCTGGGATATAACCGTGAACATGATCAATGTCGAGGTTGGAATAAAAGCCATCGTTCGATTTCTGTATCTTGACGTTAAGAATTGAGACCGCGAAGGTGTATGGCGGAAGGTCACGCTTCATCTGACGAATATAGTCTTCGCCCAAAATATCCACATTGTCGAGCGATGACGCACGGCGCACGCAGAAAGCCACACGGCGCAGCTCACGCAGATAACCATCAGTGAACTTCTTTGAGCGCAGAAACATCTGCATCTCGAAATCTTCTTCTGGCGTGATAAGATACTCATAATCGTAAATTAGTTCGGCATCGTCCTGTGGAATGAGTTTATAGTTGACAGCCATCTCCACCATACCCTTTGTGACGTGTTGGCCATGGTTGGGCATTATCTTGAACTGTCCCTCATGCTTCATCATCTTCAGAGCCACGGCACGGATCATCGTGCGCAAATCCTTCGACACCACATGTACTGAGTGCCCCGTCTTCTTGGCGTTATACAGCAGGTCGTTGTAGCGTATCACCTTATTTGCATAATCCTCCAACTGCTCCTGCACCCATCGGTAAGTCTTGCCCTTGAACGGACCCGTCTCTACGGTCAGGTCCAGTTTTTCCTCCTCTTTCTCCAGCCACGAACCTTTGGCAGTGAGCGAGGCATCCGAGAGAAAGCGTGTTGATTTATACATCGGGTTGTGGTCAGAGAAGTTGATGTTGCCCAGCGGATGCGTCTGACCTGAAAGAGCCGGCATCAACTCGTCCGTTACTTTCTTATACGGGAAGAATCTCGCCTCGTCGCCCACCATTGCCGAGAACGTGTAGGAGTTGGCAGAGGCAGTCTGCGAGAGAGAAATAAGAACCCATCCGGCACCATTCGCCAGCCAAATATAGTTGTCGTAGTTCTTAGGTTTGAAGATACTCTCGCGAGCATGTTTCGGCGGTCGTCCCCACCCGAAGTGGATGCCCTGCGTAAAGCCGAACATACGCTCCATAGCCGCCATCGTACTCGGGATGGTCTTACCGAAGCCCTGTTGACGCGACACTGCCACCCATGCGCCGAGCATACCAGGCATGGAGTTACTTGCCGTCCAGACGTAAGGAGCCACCAAACCATCGGTCTTACCCACACGGCGGGCAGCAATCACTCGCTCGTCTTTGGCTCCCATGTATAGCGACTGCTGCTGGAACTTAGTTAAGTAAATATTATGTGCTTGCTGCATTGTTATCCTGATGTTTTATGTCCTACATGCCATTTATTGCACGTCCTGCACCGGTACACCGTATATCTCTGTGCTTTGAGATTCGGGTTCTCTTGTAAGAACTCCCAAGCATCATCCTCGGTCTCGTATGTTTTCTTCGCCTTCCATGAGTGCTGCTTGCGAGTGTAGTGCTCGGGGTCCGGCTTGAACGGCGGAACCTTGTTGAAGTATTTGTGTCGGTTGTTACTCATGCGTTGTTTTTGTGTTGTTTTGTGTTTTCTGTTGTTCAGTCCCCGTCAGTTAAACCATTTCACAGTGGTCTCGCCCTTATACCCTTTCTCCCACACGAACCATGCGTAAGCCGCTGCGCTGCTGCCGTACTTGTCGAAGTCGCCATTCATAGCACATTTCAGTCGCGACGAACTTACCCAAACACGAATGGGGGGGGTAGAACGGAAGAGATCGCGTCGGGCCTTGCCTTCGAGGAAAGTCAGTTTTAGGAACATCGCCACTTTCTTTCCTTCGGGAATGATGCTCAGAGCCTTCTCCACAAACTGCTGCGCATATTTGTAGGGTGGATTGGTCACGATGTTTCCGTTCCACGCCAAGTTGTCTATTGCAAGGAAGTCAGCCACCTCGCCGTAACCTCTATCCACAAGGTCGCGGCTCACCACTTCGTACCCTGCTGCCTTCAGCACCTCGCTTATGTGTCCTTCGCCACACGCTGGTTCCAATATTCTGCCGTCGAATTGTTCCAACCGGCAAAGCCACTCCGTAGCTTTTGGTTCCGTAGCGTAATAGTCCTCACGCTGTCGTTCTCCGTCTGCATGATTACTCGCTCCTAATGTCTTGAACACGGCAGCCGAGCCGCCCACCCAGTCCTTAGCCATTGTGAGCCTCCTTTCTGCATTTAATTGAATAGTTCATGTCTTTTACATTTTAAATTGTCTTTTCAAGAAAGGATTGCTCTTTATGAGTTCTATCATTTCTACCTCTGAGTGTAAACCCTCCCAAAATACTTCAGTATGTGAATATCTTCTTTCGTCGTCAATGGAGAACGGCACGGCATAGTTGGTATATATAACGCCGTGATGTTTTATCAAGTGGCGACCTGGATTCTCGTAGACATTATCGATCCACGTCTCGTTGTCACATTCAGTCCATATTTTGTATTCTTCGTGGGTAAGGCCTTTGTCGATACCCATAGGGTAGTGACCAGCCTTGCCGTTTCCTTCTGTCCCGAAATAGATAATCTTTGCCATATCGTGATTGTTTTATGTTGTTTATAATGTCAAGTCAATGCCGAACTTGCCCTCCAAGAACTTCTTGAAGTCCGGTTTACCGAACAGTCCTGTGCTTACCTTATTCCAATCTGCATCGGAGCTGTAAAATACGTCGCGAGTGAACCATTCGTAAACGTTGTCGTACCTCTGGCACGTCTTGCTGTCAGGATGCGCGTCCATAAATCGTTGCCCTGCACGGAGATAAGCCTTTGCTATCTTGGGATATTTCTGAAACTCGATAATGCGCTTGCGCCTTGAGGCGAGAGGGCAGCACATACAGCCAAGGCGTTTCGATACGTCGATTTGCCCCCATTGTAATAAATGGGTGCGAGTTTTAACTTTCTGTCTATGATGAAGTCGCGCACGTCCTCATCGGTCCATTCCAGTATGGGATAAATCAGCTCTACGTGGTTTTTCTCCGTCTTTGCTCCGTAGTATCGGCATTGTGTCGGTTCGTTATACCTTTCATTTCGTTTTCTGCTCTCCGCCTTGCGTACACCGATAACACTTTTGTCGAGCACCTTGTATTCCTTCAGTTTTTCACAACAGAAACGGGAAAAGCGAGATGGGAATCCTTTCTGCGCCACGAGATGAAAAAAGGAAGCCTTGGCCCGTAGTATCTCCACGCCCATTTCCCTAACGTGTCCCCACGTGCCTGGCGGGTCAATGGTCGTATTCCTGTATATGGCCCGATACCTGATGCCCGCTTCTTTCGCCAGTTGAAGGATCACGTCAGAGTCCTTACCGCCCGAATAGGCTATCTCTATCTCGCCATCGTATCGTTTCTGTACACTCTGCAGCAAACGAATGGCGCGGTCAATCTTTCTCTGTAAATTCTCTGTTATCATATCGTTTGTATATTGTTTTTGTTTATGAAGTTTATGTTATGCCTATTACTTCGCTAAGGTTTTACCTATCACCTTATATTCCGTACTCCTTCAAATACCCCTCACACTTGAAACCCTTTCTTGGCGAGAAATCCTTAAAGTCGGTAGTGCAGAAAATCATTCGTTTGTTGCACCATCGAGCCATATCTTTCTGCCATTCGGGGATTGTGTGTTTTGTTTTAGTCGGGTCGCGATAAGGTTGAGCGTAAGCGTATATGGCTCTACCCTCATGTCTTTTGCGAAAGCCTTGTAGACGTTTCCACCAATAGTGCAGTCGGTGGTAGCACTCCTGAAAATCGTTCTTGCCACCAATCATTGTATAAAGGAAATACTCACCACGAGATCCGGCAGCGTTGATGAGCTGCATGGCTCGTTCACACTCTGCTATCTGTGCCGTGGTGTCGCAACCAAAGCGGATGCGAGAGTCTATCCATTTCACCTTGCCTAACAGATTGGCATATTCCGGAGTGACAAGCCGTGCATCCATCGCCTGATTGAAGTCGATATGCAGACCGAGGTCGATTATCTTCTTGAGCTGCTCCTTTGCATAGTCGCCCGCCGCAAGAATGTTGTTGTCCATCAGCACAACATGCGTGCGCCCCTCTATGGCAATTTCTTCTATATCCATGTAAGGACGTATGCGCCCCTCCTTTTTCGGAACAACACACCAGAAGCATTTGTTAGGGCACCCCTCGGTAAGTTTGCCTACGGCTTGATTTTTCGGTAGCCAAGGGTACATCGCGTAGAGAGGTTGGAGCTTGTCTATCTCGTCGGGCAGACACTTATAGATGTCGTAGCCCGTGCCACCCTTCTCCAGTCGGTCGTAAGAAAACTGGTTGAAGTCTATATCGGGCGAGAAATTGAAGACTTTGCTGGCATACAATATGTCGTAATGATGTCTGTTGAACAGGTCAATAGGTTGCGCCCATTCAACATCATCGCCCTGCATAGTGTGCCAACGGGCAATCTTGCCGAGAGCCACGTTAGGGTATATCGTAGCACCCCATTTCTTTTTGCCGTGTCGTCCGTCCACGTCTATAAGTCCTATTCTCATTATTTATTCTCCTTTATATATCCGAATGGCTACTAAAACAAATCATCCATCAAGAGAAAGTCGTCTAATGGAATACATACCTCTCCTTCTTTTTCTCCATTAGTTCCGAATATATCGTATCTGCCATACGCATCGAACAGTGGAGTTAATATGACTTTTTCCTCGTTTCTTATTTCAGCGATGAAAGGTGTAGGGTCTTTGTAGCGTGCATACCATTGTATTTTTTCATTCAGGCGGTGCAAATAGGTTTTTCTTCCCTGATATTCCACTTCTTCCTGAAACATGAAAATTTCCCCCTTAACGGCTTTGTCGATCAGGCGTTTTATCTTGTTGAACTTTTGCATCTTTTCCTTATTCTGCGCTTTTTTTATAACCATGGGATACTTCACTCTTCGTTCTTCCCTCTTCACTTTCTGTCTCCATATATTCAAAGTAATCCGGCTCCTCCGGCTTTCCGCTACTGAGCAGTTCTTCATCCTCGATTTCTTGGAGGTCTTTTGTGGTAAGCCCGTACTTTCGAGCCATGCGCAGCTTCTCCTCTTCGGTGTAGTTCACGCGGTCGCGCTTGACGATGCTCACGTCCTGCGTGATGGCAATGCGACTCATGTCCGGCATCTCGTCTGTAGCGTCCTTCTCCTCCTGAAAGTTGCCATACACGTTAGCCAAAGCCTGCATACCTTTATCTACTGCACGATCGTTATTCTGCTGCTTACCCGTGCGTATCAGCCATTCGGCACTGCTCAGATACATAGCCTTGTGTCGTGGACTCTCGTCGGTCTGGAAGAAACGTATCAGATGGTTGCATACCAGCACGTCGTTGTTGAGCTCCGTCACGGTACGCGGGCAGATATTGCCCTCATCGTCGAGAGTAATCTTCAGCGCAAACACATACTCCTGCGCCTCCTTATTGCTCTGCGCTGCCTGGTTGAAGAACATCTCATAGTCACGTCGGGCGATATTGCGGCACACCGTCCGAGGGTCGATGTCCTTGTTTTGCACCCATCGTTTGTAAAACTCCGAGCATATCTGCATACGGTAGCGTTGCTCCAGCTTTGGGAACGCCGTTTCTATACTTGTGCCGTAACTCAACCATTTGTCAATGCGAGCGAGCGTGTTTTGTGTAAGTCCTGACATATCATCATTAGTTTTTTTTCTTGCCTTAAAGTTACAATATTGCCCGTCCCCCATACGGACATACTTAATCTCCCCGCACCCCACAATGTCCGTTATGTGTAGTAACTAATCAGTAAATTTGTTGTATAAAATTCAGGACAACAACACAAAAACACAACACAAAACATGAACAATCCATTCTACGTTTCGCGAGCCATTGCCGCAGTGCTCGGCTTGCTGTGGGTTCACATCGAACCCTCGATCAATTTTATCACCGTGTGCTTCTTCGCCCTCATCATCGACTGCTATACGGCATGGCGGTGCAACCGTCGCATCTACCAAAGATACCGCGAAGAGATAAAGCGCAACCCGAAGTGCAAGATGGACGGCAAGCTGCGCTCCAAGAAGATGGCAAAGATGGTGTGGACGTTCTCGGTCTTAATCATGTGCATCTGCCTCGCCTCATATCTCGACCGTAACATTCTTGGCTATATGAATACCCACCTCGCCAACCAGCTCACCGCCATGTACTGCCTCGTTCAGTTCGTCAGCATACTCGAAAACGAGAGCACCTGCAACGGAGCGGCTTGGGCAAGAGTATTGCAAAAGATTGTGGCAGACAAGACCGAGCGACACTTCAACGTGAAACTGAAAGAACTGATGAAGGACAAGGAAGCGGAGGAAGCAGCGAAAGAATAACAAACAAAACTAAGCAGTATTATGACAATAAGCAATATCCTTGAGCATTGGGCTTCCATCTACAAGCCCCTATCTCACAAACCCGAAAGCGAACGCCTCGAAGACCAGAGTTTCTTCCGCATCCGCTACATCGACCTTGAGAACATTTTCTCCCGAAACGCCAACATTGTTCATTCACCGTGTATGCTATACAGCGTACTGATCACCGGCGAACTCGTTGATGCAAAGAAGGCCTCTGTCTCTCACCAGGTGTGGTTTCTCGCCAAGGTAAAGGACACGCCGCAGACCCTTGGCCGTTACGACGGCAACAAGATAGAGCGCACGGCAAACGACCTCGCCGACTACTGCAAGGATCTCATAGCATGGCTTATCGAGGTGAAGCGCACAGGCCGCTGCCCCGTCACAAAGCGCAGTTTTGCCGATGATGCCGTGGTGATGGCAGAGCTGCAAAGCATAGACACCAGCTCCATCTCCTTCGGTTTGGTGGGCGACATCTATGCCGGACAATGGCTCGTTGTGGGCATGGACTGGAAGAGTCTGCAACCGCTATACAATTTCGCGTGTGGCAGCAATGGCAAGTATATCGTGCCGAAAGATGAAAACTCGGATGATAATAAAAAGTAAAACATCATGCCAAAACCCATACAAACCCCAGCCTTTGATTTCAAGGACACCGCACGATGGTATCTTGGCGACGTATTGCGTCAGCTCAAGATAAACACCGAGACGCAGTGCATTTTCCCGAAGGAGATTTATAGCGGCTTTCGGGCAATAAACGATGCACGCGGAGCACGCGGACAATGGCACGCTGCGGGAGTGGGCGTAAACTCTTTCCAAGGTAGAATAGTGAATGACACTCCCGAAGGTTGGACCTACGAGTTTACCTACAACGACTATATGCGCTTCGTGGATATGGGTGTAGGTCTCGGTACTAAGTACAACGATGTGGATAGCGCACGAAAGGCCAACTACTCTCGCCGCTATGTCCGTTCCTGGAAACGCTATGGTGCAGGTCGATCGCAGCGTCCTGCTATTATGATGGAGCTTCGACACCTGCAATCGCGTATGCAAAACTATCTTGTTGACTTCTACGGATTCCAAGGTGAAGCGCAGATGATTAAGGCTTTTGAGGATTCGGATATTCATATCACACTCTAATAACACAAAACGACAATAACAATGGCAACACAAAGATTAGCAAAAGTAGTAATCACAGCTAATGCCTCTACAGCCAAGAAGGTATTGGAAGAGATTGACGCTCTTGTGCAGAAATATACTGCCGACATTCAGAAGATGACTGCCGCAGGTCAGGCTAATACGGCTGAGTGTAAGCAAGCAGAACGCACGCTAAAGGCTCTCTCGCAAGTGCAGCGCGACAATATCGAGGACACGAAACGATTGGGTGAGGTGGTGCAAGACCTCACCAATACTAAGCTCCGCGACCTTCGTCGTGCGCTTGGTTCGGGTAAGGCGGCTCTCGCTAAACTTACAGGCTCGGATGCAGACTTGAAGAGAGCAGAACAGATACGAAGCGAGATGAAGCAGGTGGGCGATGAGATACGCCTTATAGAAGGTCAGTATGTCAAGATTCCCGATGGATTAAAGAATATAAAGAACCAGTCAGACCAATGGCTCGACAAGGCCATCAAGCAACAACGCGACCTCGTAGGCTCATTGGAAAAATCGGATGCGTCGTATCAGCAGAATCTCGCCACATTGAAGCAGCTGGAAGCCGAGGAGGATAGACGCAAGGGCAAGATGAGCGTGTTGGAGGCACGTCAGACTGTAAGCAATGGTAATGCTTCGGCATCTGATTTGCGCCGAGCCAAGACTACGCTTACTGAGGCCCGCGACAATACACCTACAAAATTTTCTGATACTATTGGCGATTATAATCGTGAGCTCCAGGAGATAGAGAAGCGATTGGAGGCCGTGTCGGGCAAGACTCAGAAAGCATCAATGAGCTGGAAGCAGATGAAGCAGGTATTGGCTGAACCCAACAAGGCTTCGGGCGAAGATATAAAGCGCACGATGGAAGTGATACAGCAGAAGATACAGCAGCTTCCTGCTGGCAGCAAGTATGTAGCCGACCTCCGTCGCCAATACTCCATGCTCGAACAGACTCTCAAGGGTACCCGTATGTCGCAGAGTGCCCTCAACGACATTCTCGCTCGTAGCAAGCAGGGTAAGGCTTCCCTCGACGAACTGCGCCGTGCTTACAAGCAACTCGAAGAGGAACTAAACCAAATCAACACCAAGAGCAAGGAGTTTGCCGACAAGCAGAAGTCGATGAAGGAGCTGAAGAAGAACATCGACGAGGTGACGGGCGCAGCCAACAAGCAGGGTGGGGCATGGCATACAGCGATGAAGAACCTCACGGCATACGTTGGATTGTTTGCAGCGTTCAACAAGGCGAAAGAACTTGTGACGGGTGCCATTAAGAAGAACTTGGAGTATTCAGGTTCGTTGACCGACATTCGTAAGGTCAGCGGTCTAACGATGGAGGAAGTAAAAAAGCTCTCTACTGAGTTGGCCAAAATAGACACCAGAACATCCGTTGATGGACTGGCACAGCTCGCGTACCAGGGTGCGAAGCTCGGTATGGGCAAGTATGGTGTTGAAGGTATGGCCCAGTTCGTAAGAGCCGCGGATCAAATCAATGTAGCCATTGGTGAGGAGATGGGCGAGGAAGCTCTTCCAGCACTCTCTAAGATGGTGGAAGTTATGGGACTTATTCCGAAAATGGGTATCGAGAAGGCTATGGAGGCTACAGGCTCTGCCATGTTTAAGTTGTCTTCTACGAGCACATCTACTTCCAACGACATCGTGGAATTTTCAAAGCGACTGACGGGTGTTGCTCGCACCGCGGGTATCACAACCGACCAGTTGCTCGCCCTCGGTTCGGCAAGTTCTTCGATGATGCTTATGCCGGAGGTGGCTTCTACGGCTATGGGTAAGTTTATCGTAGCTTTGCAGAAAAACCACAACCTTATTGCAAAGGAACTCGGCATACCCGACGAGACCATTAAGAACCTCTATGCGTCGGGTCACGCTATGGATGCTATCGTGCTTGTACTTGAGAAGATGCGCGACAAGGGTAATATGAATGCCTTGGGTGGAATCTTCAAAGACCTCGGCTCCGACGGTCAGCGACTCGTTACCGCTATGGTTACGATGTCGAAGAACGTGGATATGCTCAAGGATCATCTCTACGAGTCGGAAGAGGCATTCCGTGAAGCCACAGCCGTAGGTAAAGAATACTCGATGCAGCAGCTGAGTGCCATCGGTATTCTCGAAAGAGCTAACAACCTTTGGGAAAAGGCGTTTGTCAATCCTGACGGTGTGGACGCTGTAAAGGGCATGGCGGAATGGTGGTATGAGATGTCGGCAACGATGACAAGCAGTCCGTTGTTAAAAGGTACGTTGCAGGTTGCTTTACAGATGGTACTTATAACATTGAAAGCCGTAGCGACCCTTCTGCCGGTAATCATTGGCTATATAGCTTCACAGAGTCTTTATTCTGGTTTGACCCTTCTGTGGCAATACTTGACAGCACTGGGTGTAGCGGTAAAGAGTATGTTTCAATACACAAGAGCTCTCTTCACGGCTAATGCAGCGCAAAGCACGTTAAACAAGACAATGAAGCTAAACCCTTGGATAGCTCTCGCGAGTGTTGTTGTCGGCGTGGCAGGAGCTATATATGGATATACACAACGTGCAAAGGAGGCGGCTGAAGCAGCGAAGGAAGCTGAAAGACAGGCAAACGCATGGAAATCCACCCTCGGTCAGGCTGCTGTGGAAACAGCAAATCTTAACAAGAAACTCGAAAACTATAAGCGAATGATGAGCGAGTCGAACCTTTCACAAAAGGAACGTCAAGGCCTCATATCTCGATTCAACAAGGATTTCCGTTCGTATATCTCTAATCTCGGCATTGAGATTAAAAACGTAAAGGATTTGCGTGACCATTATTCAGAGTTAGCGCAAGAGGCTCAGAGGGCTACTTATTATCGTATGATGGAGAAAGCGAAGCAACAAGCTCTGCCAAAACTCGATGCGGATAGAGATTCGGCCGCCAACGCTTTGCTGGCTCAGGTTCAAAAATTGGGCATTGATAAACTTGGGGTTTCTTTCGCTGATATAGACCGATGGGTTGGCAAGGGTGCGAACGGTAACGCTCTCTTTTGGAACTTGGTTAAGAAGATGCCGAAGAACAAGTCGGGCTTGCAAGGCGGTTCTAATTGGAAACTTGGTAAGGACGGTTTTATTTATCGAGATACCTATGACGGAGGTAAGGCGGGTATTAATTCTGATGATAGTCAGATGCAGTATAAACTCCGAGATTTGTTGTCTGCTTCTCGTTGGTACGCTAATGCTACGGGTAGAAGAAGGAAGAAAGAAAAGGATATTGAAGACAATTACCATAAGTGGTTTCCTGAAGGCTATACTCCTTATCCCGAGGAGGATCCCGGTACTCTCGAAAACAACGCTCCCGATAAGGACGCTATTGCCCAGGAAAAACGAGACAAGCGCGACCGTGAGCGTGCTTGGCGTGAGAAGTTGAAGCAGAAGCAGGATCAGGCGAAGGCTATCATGGATGACGTGGACAACTACTACGACCGTCAGATTAACGCTAAGTTGGCTCAAGCCATATCTCTTAATATGGACAAGACCGAGCAGGAGCAGTTCGTTTTTCCTTTGAGGCAAAACAAAGAAACAGCTCGTTCGCAGGTGCGTCTTGCTGTTGCAGGTAAACCGAATAAGTGGGAGGATGCGAAGAAGATGATGACTGCTGATATGGTGGAGCAAGCAGATGAGACGGGTGTAAATCTTTCGGAAAATTTGCTTGACGGTATATTGAAAAACAATATCGGCAATCTACGCAAACTCATGGAGCAGTTTGGTAAAAATCTCGGTTTGTCTATGAACTCCATCACGGCAGAGATTTTTGCAAAAGCCACTCGTAGCGAGCAGGAAATTCTGAAGATGAAGTTCAAGCAGATGGAGGCTCGCCGTAAGATTGCTATGGAGCATGACTATACGGGCATTGTTCAGCAGAAATCGTATGACAGCTTTAACGAAATGGGTTTTGCAGCCCCTACGAAGGAAGAGACTACTGTCACAAAAAAAATGGTTGACGGAAAGGAGATTCTTGATACGTCTGCTTTTGATAAGCGCAGAAAAGCTATCAAGGATATGTACGAGACAGCTCGCAAGGAACTCGCCCAGCTATATACCATTGATGTATCAACAACGGATGGTAAGGGAATGCTGATGAAGATGCTCTTTGGCGATGATCCTGACGGTATGGCTGCTCGAATAAAAGCGTCATTGGGCGAAAGCGAGGAAAGCTGGAAGGCTTTTTACTTGAATCTTATCCAGTATTCGGATAATTACGCGGAAGCCGAAAAGAAAAAATACGACTCGACAAAGAAAATCTTAGACTTCTGGTGGTCTTCCAATAAGCGCAATCTTGCCCAGCAGGACAAATTGCGCAAGATACAGAATGAGAGCAACCTTTTCGGCAAGCGCACAAACCTCCTTTCTAATCTCGGTCTCGCCAATCTTACAGCCGACCCTGAAATAGAGCTGATGAAGGCGCGTATGCAAGCTGCTGAAGATTATTACGCCTTTGTGGAACGTAACACGAAGAACAAGCAGCTTGTCGACGAAGCCGAACGTGCTCGCCAGGAGGCCGAACTTGCTTATGCCAATCAGATGGCAACAGCCATGAAGTCGCGTCTCTCGCAGATGAAGGAACTTGTGCAGCCTATCGAGGACTTCGGCGCAGCCGTGGGACAGGCTCTTGCCGAAATGCGCTATGATGCAGAGAGTGCAAACGACGCTATCAGGTCTGCCCTCAAATCTATGCTTGAATCCTGGGCGAAGATGGCACTCAACGACGTAAACACACAAATGTGGAAAGCCATCAACGATGCCGGCGCGAAACGAGGCAGAAAGAACGCACAGCCCGATATTGATGCGGCGCGTGCTAATGCCAAAGCTAATGCGGTAACGATGAATACGTCGGATATTGGCACAGCGGGCAATCCTGCTCATGTAATAGTGGACAATGAAACAAAGCCATCGGATTCTATTGCAGACAAAAAGACAGATGTCGTTGTACACTCGGAACCAGGTGGACCTGATGCGCTCCCCACGGTTGCTCACAAGGATTTGCCTGCACCGGCTTCTCCTATTTTGGTACCGAACAATACCGAAAGGCATGGGGCTGGAGGGCTTTTTAAGAGTGTCGCCCCCGACACTCTGCCTTCTTATCCGTCGAAAGATAAGGTTAGCCCAGAACTTCCGGTAAAAATAAAAGATGATAATGTTGTTGACTCTCGTTCTAATTCTCAGGAAAAGTCGGATTTGCAGCACGAATCTCTTTCGCGCGTAGAAGAGAAGAGAAGGGGTAATTTTCCATCTGATTTCCATCCCGATCTATACCCTGAGATTACAGGCAATTCAAAGAAAGAAAGTCCTGTACCTACGGTTGATACAAAAAAATACGAACCGCAGGCAAACGCGGCACTAAAGCGTGCGCATAATAACAATAACCTTCAAAATGAAGAACATCGGGAGGGCGTTGTTGGTTTAGGCGATATACAAGAAAATGTTCGAGGTCTTTTAGAGGTTGCTAAGGATTTACAAAGCAAGGTCTCGGATAGAACAGATAGCAATGTTGGTAGTCCGGCGGAACAAACAGAGGAATCGGATTCTTCTGCAAATTCTACGTCGTATTTCGACCCTGCTCATCGTACACAAAAAGCATTGCCCGCAGATGCTCAGGAATCTCAAGGCAAAGTTCGCAAATCGCCTTCAAATCAAAAACAAGGTTCTCCAGCGTTAAAGGGCGTAGCAGAACAGGCAGGAGGTTCTTTTGCTGATGCTATTACGGGACAATCTTCCTTTGCTGAAGCAGGTGCAGGAATTGTAATGGGCGGAGTAAATGCTGCGCTTAATGCAGATCTCAGTGACAGTAAGAAGAAAAAGAAAGAGGAAAAGCAGCGCAAAAAACAGCTCCGAGAAGAGAGAAAGCACCAAAAAGCTCTTTCCAAAGAGGTCAAGCAGGGCACAAAGGAGCGCGAGAAGACTACCGACAAGGGCGTGAAGAATATGACCGTCACAACGGAGCAAGGAAATAAAGAGCAGAGTAAAGGCACAGAGGTTGCACAGCAGACTATGCTTGGCGCAACAGATGCTGCTCTTAACGCTACTCTCGTCGCAAAACAGAAAAACAATGATGCAACTTTGCAGTCGGATGCAGTGCGCACTCAGGGCGAGGTGACATTCTCTATCGCTGGAGCAATGGCAAAGTGCTTTGAGTTCTTAGGTCCGATCGCTGGTCCTATTGCCGCTGCCGTAGTCATGTCGACTCTTATGGAACTTCTTCAGTGGGCTTTAAGTTCAGCTCTTGGTGGAGGAAAGAAGAAAAACTCAACCAAGGGTCCTAATACTAAGGTTGTATCTGGTATGCTTACCTACGACTCCGGCAACGTGCAAGACCTTCGTCCGTTCGTCGGCAACGATGGTAGTCTCTATTGGGCAACCGAGGACGACAAACCACACAACGGTGTGTCGCTCCTCACTCAGCCTACCGCTACCACCATTAACGGCCGTCCGTCGCTGGTAGCCGAGAACGGTCCTGAGTTGGTAATCGGACGTGAGACTACGCAAGCAATGATGATGAATAATCCGCAACTGCTGAAGGCTCTCGTCAATTACGACCGCAACTATTCCGGTCGCCGCGCCTACGACACTGGCAATATAGCCGAGACAAGCCCCACAACCGCCGCAGGAACTTCCGTAACTGATGAAATGGAGTCTTACCAAGCAAACACCAACGTCGCCCTTCTACAAGCCGTAAACACGCTCCTGCAACGCCTGGAGCAACCTATTGAGGCAAAGATTGATATGTACGGTCGTGGCAAACTCTATGACAGCATGACAAAGGCTAATCAGTTTATGAAGAACAAATAGCCTTCCATAAGCTGCCTTTGCAGTAATCCGCAAGTAGTAAAGCATTTCTCTTGCGCTATTTTTCGCAATCAACAAAGCATTTATTAGGTCGTCACGCCGTTAGGCGAGGCGACCTTTTCTTTTGCGTTTCACTCGCATTTATTCCGTTTTTCTCACTTATTCAAGAATAAACTTCCGCCCCAAGAGTCAAAGTCCCCAAACTCTTGTAATTCCTTAATAATCATGGATATTACATATAATCTAATCATCAAAAGTCCACAAATCTACTAAAAAACACTACTACTATATATAAATTTCGCCAATTTTCTTTCTTTCCCATTTTCAAAACTCCCCAACCTTAACAATATAGTTAGTAGCATTAACGCCTATGGCGTAAATAATTGACATTTAATAAGTTGTAGAATATAGGGAAAGGCAAAGCAATGCCGAAAAAACGCTATAAAATGCCTTATTTCTACTATTCTTTATATTTTTTTTGTTCTTTGCGCTCGTATAGATATATAAAAAATTACCCCATTTTTAAACTTTTAATTGATAAGTAGTGGAAAATCAGAAAGTTAAATCACTTTTTGAAAAAATCATTGGGCGGTCACGAAGTGGATTTTGGGTGGACAGCAGAAGCGTTTCTCAAAATTACGAACTTTTCGTTTTTTGACATTTTTTGAAAAAAATGGACTCGAAAACAAAAAACTGGACTTTTGAAGAATTAAAGTCCAAACAGAACTAACGTATGAAAAACATAACTAAAATATTGTTTATATCAATTTTAATTATTAAATTTGCAACCGACATAATAACCCAGTTATTTCTACTTATAAAATATGTTTGACGAGATATGCTCTATATATTCTGATGCGCTCGACAATGTAGGTCGGTATGTAGACCGTGAAACTGGTGAGTGCATTCAGCAAATGACCATCCGCGAGTTCTGCCTTACGGATCGTTGGAAACCCTATGTGCAGCACCTTCGCGCTATGCGCAAAGAGTATGGCAGTAAGGCGAAGAAGATGCAGGAGTACATCGACACAAAGAAGCAGTTGCCTGGAGCTACACTTAGCGGGCTGTTCAGCATCTACGACGATGAGTGCATACGTAAGGATGGGTCGAAGTTTATAGCTCCAGTCTCGCGTCGAGAAACTCATCTGAAGCAACACACTGGTTGGCTCGCCATCGACATAGACCTTGCGGACAACGCCCATCTGAGCAACTTTGAAAATGTGCGCTTCGCTTGCGGTTATCGTCCTGAAATAGCCTTGCTGATGCGGTCGTGCTCCGGCAGTGGATATTTCGGTTTAGTAAAACTGGCTTATCCTGAACGGCACAAAGACCAGTTCAAAGCTCTACTAAAAGATTATGCAGCTATCGGCATTACGCTTGACAAGGCTTGCAGCAATATCGGACGTGTGCGTTTCGCTTCATGGGATGATTCTGAGCACATATATATAAATAAAAATGTTGTGCCGTATAAGGGACTGGAAGGTGAGCAAGCTCAGCTTGTCTCTTTGGCTTCACGCCAAGCGTATCGCTCGCACAATGCGAATGTAGAGTATAAAGCCGAAGGCAACTCTAACTTCTGGGAACAGCAGCGTGTGCAAGACAGATTGGTCGAGGTTATTGTGCAGGAACTTGTGAGCAACCATCGGAATATTACCGAGAGTTATGACGACTGGGTGAAAGCGGGATGGGCATTGCGATCACATCCGTATGGTTTTGACCTATTCCACCAACTATCAAGATGCTGCTCCAAATATAATGAAGCGCAGACAAACCTGAAATGGCAGCAGTTGGGAAGCAGTCAGACCGTGACGTACAACTATCTCATTCATGCTTGTAAGGTGGCATTGGGAGAGGAAACATATCGTCAGATTTGTAGGCGAGTTTGGAGTGAGCTGAAGGAGTAAAAATAAAGGGAAACGCCTTAAACACTTTACAAGTGTTAAACCGAATACTCAAAAACGGCAAAAACGCCCACGTTTTCGCAAAAAATGAGGCTTACGTGTGTTTTACGGTGGTCTTATGATTCTATATTGATTGCTCAAATGTTAAAATTCAAACAAAAAAACAATATATGAAACTAATAACAATTACTGGTTCGAGTGGTGCAGGAAAAGACACCGTTGCTCGGATGCTGTCCGACTTGGGTGGATATAAAGTGTTGTGTTCTTATACCACACGTCCGAAGCGTGAAGGCGAGATTGATGGTGTGGAACATCATTTTGTGGAAAAATGCGACGTGCCGCACGACAAGATGTTAGCATACACCCAGTATGGTGGCTATGAGTATTGGACCACCATCGACCAGGTTACAGACAAGGCTGTTTACGTCATTGACGAGGACGGTCTGAGAGCCTTGTGTGAGAAATTCCCCAGCATCGAGCTGTTCAAGGTTTGCGTGTCGGCATGGGAAGCAACCCGACTGCGCAGAGGGGTGTCGCAGGAACGTATGGATCGCGACAGACAGCGCAATCTTCTGCCCTTGTCATTCTACGATGCAGTAATCTTCAACAACGGCTCTCTCCCAAGTCTGTTCGACAAGGTGCAGCGACGAGTATTGTGTAAGCTTCAAAAATAATAAACTAAAATTTATCCATAATGAAATTCATCGAACCACAAGTGGAATGGTGGCGACAGACATCTCTTCCACGACATATAGCAAGAGTGGGCAGAATATGCTACAAGGCTAAGGGCAAGCAGCCCGAAGAAGGAATAACCGAAGAGAAAGTGGAAGCGTTCATTCAGAAGCGCGACGAAGAACGCTGCAAGGGGTTCTGGGAAAGCGGACACCGCTCGATGTATCGCCACGGTACAATATACTTTTTCATGCCCAACGAAAAGGGTCTTCCTAACTACATTTGGGCGTATCTGAATGCTTCGCCCTACATCGACTATGCCACAAAGAACCATAAGGTATGGATTAGCACTAATATGCAGTTCATGCTTGAGAACAAGAACTTGATGGACGCGCTTAGTCCGTATAGTATCAGCGAAGAAAAGTTTATTGAGAAGGCTCAGAAGTACGAGTGTGAGGAAGCATTCTCCATTATCCGAATGACGCTGGTAGTGACTACACAGATAAGCACATCGCGCGAGCTCAACCGCACATCGCCCAACAGCATAGCCGAGCAGAGCACACGCTATTGCAATCTGGAGAAGAATGGTGGCGTACAGATAGCACGTCCGCATTGGTATTTTTATGGCACTCGTTGGCAGCGTATGGTGTATCGTTGTGTATGCCGAGTATGCGAGTGGGGCTACAACCGACTTCTGAAGTCTGGATTGAAGCCGGAGGATGCACGAGGTGTTCTGCCTCTTGATACCTATACTGTTGTGGCATATACATACACTATTGCCGACTGGAAGCATATTCTTGACCTTCGTTATCATGGCAAGACCGGCACACCGCATCCTAATGCAAAAATTCTTGGCGAGAAAATACGCTACATCATCATTGTGCGTATGCGCCAGTATTGTGAGAAGTTTGACATTTAATCATCAATATAAACATATATATCATGGCAAATTTAACTTTAAACGAATATCAGGACAAGGCAATGAGTACTTGTATGCCTGAGAGCGACAATCTCTTCTATATGCTTGCCAATCTCGTAGGTGAGGTTGGCGAGTTTGCAAGCAAAGCCGGCAAGCACATGCGTAAGGGCAAGCTGCATATAACCACAACACAACGCGACGAGGAAGGCAAAATTCTGCATACGCAGGTGTGGAACGTCAGTGACGAAGAACGTCAGCTTATGCTTTCTGAAATCGGTGATATTCTCTGGCAGACTGCCGGACTCGCCAAAGTTATGGGTGTAACGCTTGAAGAAGTGGCAGAAGAAAATCTCGCAAAACTTGCCTCTCGCAAGCAGCGAAATGTAATTTCCGGCGAAGGATATATGCGTTAGTTTTTGTTTGATAATCGACCTTATGATAAATAGCATAAATTATGGCTAAATCAAATCCTATCAAAGCGAGAGAAGAACTTGTTAGCAACCAGCCCACTATTTACTCTTTCCATTTCAAGGACGTGCCCACAAGCAAGTATGCCGAGACCCTCGATGTGCTCTTTCACAACCCCGACTATAATGACACTGTAGAGAAGCGCAACCGACTCGTAAAGTCGGCAGAACGTTTGCGTCCAGGTTCGAGCGAAATGGTGAACCTTGTGCGCACCATTCAGCAGCATGATCGCAAATTGGCAGACATCATGTATGCTTCCATCGTGCAGACAAACTTACATTCAGAGGTTAGCTATGATTTTCTTTCGTTTGGTACCCTGCTGAAGTATTATGTTGACTACAACAAGGACGGTATGCGTGAGCGTGTTGACCGCATGGCAGCCAATCTTGATAAGGTAACGTTCCTCGCCGATATGCTTGAGAGTGTTGTTACCGACGTTAAAGCCGATATGCGCGAAATATTCAACGGTGGCATAGAGTTCAATCAGTTTGATGCTGTACTGAAGGTGCTTACTCAACTACGCGGATTCTTTAAGTCTGCCCGACGTGGTGATGCCGATTCGCCCGAAGCGCAGCTCTACTTCGACTATTCTGACTCTATCAATGATTATCTTGAGAAGCGGCTGAAGACCTATACCGACAAGTATCGTAAACTGCATCCAGCTGCGCAAGTTTACACTGAAGCCGACCTCGTAGAAGGTCTTAACCAGTTCTTTGGTCGTAACGACAAGTTCGACATGAGCGTTATCGCTCATACCGAGTCTGGAGGCTGCTATATTGACTTTGCACAGCTCTGCCTCCGTCTTAGTCGTAACGACATTGAGAAGATAGAAAAAGTGACCGGCAAGATGCAGTCTAACAACATGACCGATGTTGCATTGCGCTACAGCTTCAATGCCACTGATTTAATTATGAGCCAATATAAACGGCCCAAACTAAAATAATAACCGTTATGTCTAACATTTACCTTCGCCTACCTACCAGTCGCTGCCAGTTCTTCCGTAATCGCGACCCCAAGCATGTGCTTGCCAAGGATGAGCCATTGGTGTTTAGTGTCTATACGCATGAGCATTTTATCCTCCGTCATTATATTGCGAACACAACGGAACAATCTCGTTCGCTAGATCCTCAATGTTTTTCGCACCAGCAATGGCGTAACATGATGGCGGGGCGGCATCCCAATGGTGGAACTTCAATATTGCTTCGTGATAATCAAAACTATCTTTCTTTTGACGAAGTGCAACGTATTTTTGGCTATCGTGATTACAATAAAAGTGAAGATATGGACTATATCTGTATTCGTTTGCCCTACGAAGTAGAGGTTGTTGATGTCGTAAAGCAAGTTACATCGACGTGGAATCTCACTAAGGAAGGTGTGTGGCAACTCAAAGCTGCGCTTAACAATGAATTTAAGCGCAGCCTTATAGAGTGGGCCATGTCTACTTTTGACTATTGCATCTCCAACAATCGTATTATCTGTCGTAAGCACGTAGCTATGCTTGAACGCTTCCTAATGCGTTACGGTATTGACCCTACCGAGCAAGAGAAAAACAATATGAGGCGCGTCATTGATCGTTGGTTTGCTACGGAGCACAAGAATTTCAAGGCTTATTCTTGTGCTGATATGCAGTTCATAGACGAGAGTGAGCGCACAGTCTCGTTCGAGAGAATAGAATGGGAATAACGTTTCTATGTGAACAACTGTTAAATGATTTTATAAATTAAGTTAAAAAACGACCCTTTTTAAAAAGTAAATGGAATTGTCAAATAAATGCAAAGAATTGTTCCTTGATGGCATTACCGATGTAATGTTTTACCCAAGGGAAGAGTGTGTTATACCGATACCCTTCAGTATGGCACAAGTGTTATATATTAATAATTGTAGTTTCCCTGCCGAGCCAACTTTACGCTTGGCTACGAGTGGCGAAAACTACGTTATTGTAGAGAATCTTAAAGTGAAGATGACGTCCGCCAAACAGGGCAATGGCACTATATATACATATAATATTAGTGCAAATGTGGCAAATGGAGGCGAAAATGTGGCTGAAGCGTACCGAAATATGCGTGATAAGGAGTATTACGTGGTATTGCGCAAGATGGACGGTTCGTTGCAGTTGTGCTACACCTTGCCCCATACATCCGACATAGGTAGCACCACAGACCATAGTCAGACTGAGTTGGCGCGAACCGTCACTGCCACCACACAAGCCCTGTCGGAGCCGATACCTATCACACTTCGAGACGCATAGTATTTTAGACCATTTTTCAATGCCTTAGATTATATATTACGTCGTTGTCCGCGAGGATAGCGGCGTTTTTTTTGTCCTAAATATTACCGAAGCAGCCTTTAATTTTGCATACGGATAACACAGCGGAGTGGTAGCAGTTGGTAGCTCACTTGGTTCATACCCAAGAGGTCGAAGGTTCGAGTCCTTCCTCCGCAACATGGTCAGTCGGTAAAAAGATTGATTTTTCAGGATAACAACACAAAACACATTTTTACTAATGAAAGGCTTATTTGAAATACTTACCGGAAAGAAGTGGATGGTTAGTCCCGACTTCGTGCATGGTATTCGCAAGTCGCTTGAGCACAACCTAAACACTCATGCGGCTTTCAGCAAGCCGGAGAAGAGCTGTGGATATGTCACCGCAGAGGATGCCGAGGGCAACACCTACTATCCAGAGGAATATCAGATTTCGGAGGATGGCAAGCAGGTGAGAGGCAACTGGACTTTGGACCTTCCTGATGACGACGAGTACGCACAGAACTTCCCCTTCGTTTCGGTACTTTCCGTTGACGGTCCTATCACTCGCAACGGCGGCTATTGCTCGTATGGCTCTATCGACCACCGCGACATGATGATGCGAGCTGCCGACCATCCTCTTTGTCGTGGTCACGTTTTCGTCATCAATACTCCCGGCGGTTCGGCATGGGCAAAAAACGACTATGCTCTTGCCATTGACTATGCTCACTCAAAAGGCCAGAAGGTGATTGCTTTGGTTGATGGTTTGTGTGCCTCGGCAGGAATGTATCTCGCTTCTCTTTGCGATGAGCGCTATTACATGAACCCCAAAGATCAGGTCGGTTGTATCGGCGTAATGGCAGCGTTCTACACTTTGCCCGATGGAGCGAAAGACGAGTACACCGACGAGACCTACCATGAGCTTTATGACCCCGAGTCATTTGACAAGAACAAGGCTTATCGCGACATTGCCAATAAGGATGATGACAAGGAGCTTATCAAAGAACTTGCCGATCTTGGCGTTGAGTTTCGCGCCGATGTCAAAAAAGCTTGCCCTAACGCAAAGGACGAACACCTGAAAGGCAAAGTGTTCAATGCAGAGGACGTGAAGGGCATTTTGATGGACGGTCAGTCGTCATTTATGGGAGTAGTGCAACACGCCTTTAAACTTTATGATGGCAGAGCCGAACTCATCAACCGTGAGCAGGCAGTTGAGCCACAGAACGAGCCGGAGATTGAGCCGGAGTCAGAGGAACCGGAAGCAACCAATACAAATACTAATATCAATATGGAGAAATATCCTCTTATTTGCAACGCTTGCGGATTGCAGGCTGGCGAGATTGCCGTTACGGAAGAGGGCGCGTATATGAACGCCTCGCTTCTTGACTCTCTCGAAGCCCACATGAAAGAAGCTGAGCAGAAGGTGACTAACGCAGAGCAGAAAGTCACCACAGCGGAGAACGCTCTCGCAGAATTGCAGGGCAAGTTTGATGAAATCTCCGCTCAAGTAAACGCAGCCAACGAAGCAAAGGAAGTCGCGGAGACCGCACTCGCCCAGGCTAACGAGGCTCACAGTACAGAACTAAGCGACCTTAACGCGCAGCACACCGATGCTCTTGCCAAAAAGGACGACGAGCTGAAAGCTCTCGCCAAGGCAAAGGACAAAGAGATTGCCCAGCTCACAGCCGACAAGACTGATGCCGAGGCAAACCTTCAGACCGCTAAGGACGCGCTTGCTACAGCCGAGCAGACCATTGCCGACAAGCAGGCTCAGATTGCCGCGCTCACCAATGAGGCTGGCGAAGAGCTAAACAGCGGCGAGGCTCCTGAGAACAATGGCGAGGGTGTGAAAACTCCGCAGCTGCGCTCGTTCGATGGCAGCAAGTACAAGACCAACGTTGAGCGAAAGGCTGCTTTCCGGCGCTTCCTGCATGGCGAGGAAGAGAAATAAAAACTCTCAACCAACACAAACAACAAAACATTAACAAAGACACAAAAACACAACAATTATGGCAAATTTACCTAAAGATTTTATCGGCCTTGACGCGCTTCAGCACGTAGCCGAGGAGGTTGCTAAGGAAATTGTGATGGGTCCTGGCTATTCGGATGCCGAAGAGATGGACCGCCTTGGCATTGACATCATCACTGGTGTTCAGTTCAAGCGCACTTTCCACTTGTTCATTCGCAAGGGTGGCACCACACGTCGTAAGGACGTTCACCGCGAAATCAACAGCGAAGCTGGATTTTTGAAAGAGCGTACGCTTACCTCGAAGCTCTCCTGGGATAAGTTTCCTGGCAATATAGACGACTTCTGTGAGACAGTATTCGGCACCGACGCTCAGGGTCAGTTTCCTCTCTCTTCACAGGCTGTAGAGGCAATCCTCAAGGACTATGCTGACAACCTCGCTGCTAACTTGTGGTTCGGCGACATTACTCTTGACAATGGCGGTGACTCAGTTCCTGCTCGCGATCAGGCCATGGCTCTCTACGACGGTTTCCACACTTGCATTAAGCACGACATCGAGGACGGTCTTATCTCAGAGGCTAACGGCAACCTCGTTCCTTGTAAGGCTATTTCGGCTCCTGCTGACAACAACGACTCTACTCCTTATGACAACTTCATCGAGTGGCACGCTAATTGGGACGAGCGTCTGCGCAAGGTTCCGACATGGGTTTACATGAACGAGGCAACTGCCATGAACATTGCAGCAGGTTATGCTAACAAGTTCCACGGCAACTTCCGTGTAGAGTACAACCAGGGCGACAATTTCAAGTTGCCGGGTCTTTCTAAGGTTACTATCTGTCCTATCGCCAACTTCGGCGCAGGCGACCGTATGTATGCAAGCATCGACAAGAACTTTGTCTATGGTGTTGACACACTCAGCAACCAGCAGTATGTAAGTGTTCGCCTCGGCTCCGACCGAGATCACAGAGACTTATCTTTCCAGATTCAGTCAATCCAGGGAGCAGGCATACGCAACTACTTGAAATATGCTCTCTGCGTCAGCGACGGTAATCTCGTTGCTCCTGAGTATGTAGCCGGCGACTACGATAACACTATGCTCGTGATTACCCTTGCTGGTACTGACGGTCAGAAACCAGACGGTACAGTAAAGGTAAATGGCACAGGTTACACCAAGCCGCTTGAAACTGCGCCTAATCAGATTCTCTCTCTTGAGGCAGTCGATGGTACTACCTACAAGTTTGCAGGTTGGAGCAACGGCAAGCCCGAGAAGAAGATTCAGTTCACCGCCACCGGCATGAACATGGGCTTGACAGCTTTCTTCAAGAAGAACGGTTAATACCTAACGGAGTTTCTTTCACTCTATATTTTCACGGGCGACGGTCGTGGCTGACCTGACGGAACATGCTTACCCGCCGCCCTTCTTTTAAACAATACATTCAACAACACAAAAACTCATAAGAATATGGCAGTAACAGCAACATGTCCTGAGATTAAGGATATTCTCGCCGCTAATGAATGCTTAGAGAACTTTGGCGGCCTTGGCATCAATGTGTATGCTTTCAACAAAGGCGACCTCAAGGCTCCTTTGAAAGCAGAAAAGAACGTTTATCCTGCTCTGACCGCCGAGTCGTTCAACACTGGCAAGGGTCTCTACAAATTTGAATGCAAAGAAAGTAGTCAGGGACACACTTTCGAGAACCTTGGTCGCAGAAAAGGTTTTAAGCAGCAGCTCGACTACGTGCTTGAGAGCGTAAACGCAGAGTCTGCAGCAGTGGCTCGCGCCTTGAACAACCTTGACCTTGGTTATATTATCCAGGATGGCGAGAAGAGTATTATCGTGTACGACTCTCAGCACAAGTTCGAGTATGCTTCTGGTGGCATCAAGGGCGACACGGGTAAGAAGGCCGAGGACGATCGTCAGGTAGAACTGAGCGGAACCCTGCAGCCCACAATGTACGGACGTTACGAGATTACAGAGCCTGAGACCGGCGGTTGGGACTCGCTTCTCGCTTCAAAAAAAGGGTAAGCGATATTGACGCACAGAGCGAAAGCAATATCGCTAAGGAAGTGTTCGACGATGCCGACTCTTCTTTCTTCAGCACAAGTGAAGAAGGAACGACGGCAAAGAAGAGCAAGAAATAATCGCTCATACGAGAAAGATTTTTTCGTCATACGACAAATCCCTGCATCTATCCTTTATATACAAAAGGTATGGATGCAGGGATTTTTATTATATATATTAGTATTCTGATAAATTTATACTAAAATTAGCGTTTTTAATACAAAATATAATCTAAATTAGATAATTGTCTTTAATTTTGCAATTAGAAAAGCTTCTTTGATTACATTGTTGTAAACGTAGAATAACTAAAAATATAGGTTTTATGGAATTAACAATGGTTCGTTAAAATTTGAGATAACGGCTAAGCGGCTTTACGCTGCCAGCCAA